GAATGGCCAGCTCGAGAAGCTCGCGAACGGCTACGGCCGCAACGAGCCGAAGGACGCGATGGTCCACGTCTGGGTTGCGAGGCTCCGTGAGTCGCGTGTGAAGCCCAAGGAGCTAGAGGCCGCCGCGGACTACGTGCTCGACACACTCGATCGGTTCCCTAGCGTGGCGCAGCTCCTAGCCGCCGTGCAGGCCGTTCGCTCCGCCTCTTTCGTGAAGCGCGAAGCCAAGCGCGACGAAGAGCGCAAGGAGTGGGAGATCGAAGAGCCGGAGCGCTACGAGGAGTGGCGCCAATGGTTCAAGCGCCAGCACAACATCGGCGTTGAGACGCCCGAGAAGGTGCGCCGCTACGGGTTCGCGATCAAGCCGACCAAGTGGGCGCCGAGCATCGTGCGCGACATCACCGCGCCCTCCTGCCAACCCGAACTTGAACTCACCCGAGGTGGCGGACCGCGCCGCGCTTTCTAACCACAACCCAAACCCATGCAGAGCGAACGCAAACACCACCCCGCCATCGCCCACGTCCTCAGCTTCTTCGCCTACGAGCATCTACCCGATCGCCTTCAGCAGATCAGCGCGCCATTCGGTGAGCTCGCGCACGACTGCGCAGATCGAGCGCCTCAATCAGCAGAGACGACCGTGGCACTGCGCAAGCTCCTCGAAGCGAAGGACGCGGCCGTGCGTGCGGCGTTGACTGTCAGTGGGGGTGCAGCGTGAAGCTCGTTCAAGGCGAAGGCTCCCCGACCACCGGCGCGTGCTGGATGTCTGTGATCCAGTACTACCAATCCGGATGCGATCCGAAGGCATGGAGCGACCAACCTGAATGCGTTGACCCCGTTATCCGAGCCCTCGCGATCAGGCTGAACGACGCATGCAGGAGCGACGCGGAGCGCGAGGCCCTCATCGGCCCATACTTGTTCGATCCACTCGGGACGAACGAAGGTGAGGGGCTATCACGCCGCCGGGCATTCCGGTGCGCGGATCAAGCCTGTCGGGTATGGGCGCCAAGGGCACTGCGTAGAGCGGGGCGTGAGAGTGACGCGGTGCAACTAGAGGAGCTAGACGCGGTGGTTGATCGCAAGACTGCGCGAGCCGCCGCCCACGCCTACTGCGCTGCCAACGCCGCCGCCTACGCCAGGAAGGACCTCCGCGACTTCATCGTCGAACTCTGCGCGATGTCCGAACGTCCCGAACTCGATGAGATGCGTAAGGCGCAGACGCTGAGGGAGGCGTGCAAGGTATGAGCGACGAATTCGAAGTCGGCGACGTCGTGCGGCTCAAGAGCGGGGGTGATTCGTGGACGATCAACTGTGTAGGTAGCGTCCGCGTCCGCGTCGTGCGAATAGTGGCAGGGAGGTGCGAGCGCGACTGCCTCCCGACAGAGTGCTTCGATCTTGTGGAGCCCGACGAGGGTCCGCAGCCCGGAGGTGGCGTACACAACGAAGCGAACTGCACGTACGCCGAGGGAAGCGAGCATTACGGCGACACCACCAACGCGCCGAACACTCAACGCATCGGCGTCACAGCGAACTACCGCACCGTGGAGAAGTGGGACGGTAGGAACGGATCACTCACCGTTCCGCGCAACGGGGTCGCTGAAGAGGTCGTGACGCGGGGAGAGTTGTCGTACGCGCTCGATACGACGATTCGGATTGCACCGAGGGTCGATAGCCACACGTGGCAAGAGCATCACATCAGATGCCATCGCGCGATGATCGACCGTCTGGATCGCGGCGAGGACGCACGCGGTGCGGAGGTGAGCGATGGAGATTGAACCAGAGGAGATTGAACCAGAGGAGATCCACAGGCTCCGTGTGTTACTCGAGCGTGATCGCGGGGAGTCTCCTTGCCCGCATGTCGATCTAAGGCCGCACACTTCCGCTGACGGCTTCAGGCGATGGCTCTGTATGAGGTGCGATACGCAGGTAGGCCCGGCGATTAGTGATCTCTCAGGCGCTGAGCGAGCGTTGGAGGATCAACCGTGATCGTCCTCGGAGTAGACCCCGGAACAGACGGCGGCCTAGCGCTCACCGACGCGCACGGACATGTATCAATCCGTCCAATGCCCATGATCGGCAAGGTCGTGGATATCCGCGAGATCGCACGCTGGATCGACGAAGGGGGATCGCTCAGCCTCGCCGTTCTCGAAGAGCCGCAGATGCGACCACGTGAGCTGGCAGCGGCTGTCTCAACGACACAGCGAAACTTCGGTCGCATCGAGGGGGCGTTGATGCTCCGCTCCGTCCCGATCGAGATCGTGCAGCCGAAGGACTGGCAGCGCGAACTCGGGCTCGCGATCACGAAGCCCAAGAAGCTCGAGGATTCAAAGGCGCAAGCCGCTCAGGACCGACGGCATCGCAAGAAGATCAAAGACGGCGTCGCCGCATGGTGTGCGCGTACGTTCCCCAACGCGAAGATCCGCCCAGAGTCAGGCAAGGGGTCGCAGGGCTATCACGACGGGATGACTGACGCTCTAGCGATCGCAGAGTACGGACGGCGCCTCTTGGCGCAGAGAGGTGCGGCGTGAATGACGACGAAAGGGAACGGCGGGTGAACGTCCTTCGAAAGGTATGGCCCGAGCACGATCTCAACCCGGATTGCGCCGACCCGCTCGTGCGCTTCGATGTGTGCGGCATCCTCGGTCTCTGCGGGTGCGGGAATCCGGAGGGGGTTGCGCGGCTTCTACTCCGAATCCTCAAGTCGGCACAGGTCGGCGAAGAGACATGGTTCGACCTGTCTGATGAGTGGAGGGCAGTAGGCGGATTAGGTGAATTCGACCCGCTTTTAGAGCTGTCCTTCCACTGGATCGAAGACCACGGTTGGGTAGACCACGGATCGGTCATATACGGGTCGTGGATCAATGAACGCGGACAAGCGGCTGTGTGCGCGCTGGAGTTGCTGCTGGAGAACTTCGATGAGGAATGACGACGAATGGGTGTTCATCGAGGAGGTGAGTGAGATTCCCGATGAAGCGATCAAGGCGCTGTCGGACCATCTACGGGCGTCACCGACCAGCCTCCATCACGGCCCGATGGTCGCGCACGAGGACGGATCGTCCTCACGAACGATCTACATGAACGGAGTCGCGTGCGGCGTGTCGTTCGAGGGGGGGGCGGGGCGATGAGTGAGATCAAACCCCGCGAAGGTCCGTGCCGTAACCGTGAAGGTCTCTTCCTTGAGATCCTCGCCGTCGGCTTCGGTATGACGGACTTCGACGCACCCATCGGCGACAAGGATTGGCAGCGGCACAAGTGCCTCCGAGCCCTACGTAAAGTCGAAGCCCTCTGGCGCTATGACGCCAAGGTCCATAGCGACACTATCCGTGATGCGTTGAAGCGCAAGAAAGCCCGCGAAGAGGGGGAGAGCGGGAAAGTACGGGACAGCGCGCAGTGACATTTTTTACGAGAAATATCTTGCGCTAGGAGCCAACCTCCACCCGTACACCCCGCTTCGCGTCAGCGGCGGGGCTTGCGACGGACGGAGGACGAAGCCCCTTGCGACGAGTATTGATCATAGCGGCGCTCGCTGCACCGCTTGCACTCAGTGGGTGCGAAGCGGTCGAGCGAGATTACGCGCAAGCAGTTGAGCGCGAGCAGCGGGCCGAACAGGTCATCGAGGACGTCCTGCTCCTCCCGGACGGGACGCCAGGTCGTGCGGCGCTCATCGCGGACGCACGCGAGGCAGAGGCCGAGGCGGAAGCTCTCCGGAAGCGCATCGCAGCGGTACGGCGAGACGCGCTCACGGATGCAGCGATCGACGGCGTTGGTGATGCGGCGCGCGGGGATTGGCTTGGACTCATTGAGGGGCTCGGCGCTCTCGTCGTAGCAGCCGGTACGTATGCGCTCGCACGGAAGTCGGGCAAGAGCGAGTTGGATGCACGGCTCACTGAACTCGAGCGGCGTCGAGATGAGTCGCGCGAGATGCAGGACATCGCCCCGGCGTACATGCGCAGCGGGAAGCAAGTCCAGAGCCCCGTTGCACGCGCTGCGGCGCGAGAAGAGGACGCGCGTCTCGAAGCCGCGATTGATCGACGCATGGGCGTGATGCCTACCGCGGCGAGCTACGGGATCGCGCTGCCGCCGGATGGAGTGGCGAGCAACTGATGGAGGCGGGCATCACTCACCCCAACGGCTGCATGTGTGAAGGATGCGTGCGGGCACGGCGCGAGGGCGTCGATCTAGATGAACGCACTCCCGCGGAAGCGGAGCGCCTGGCGGGCTGCCCAGCGGCGAACGGGGGCGGATGCTTCTGCACCGGAGCTTGCCGAGGCGAGCGATCACGTCCTCGGGCGTACGGGGTGGACTTCGGCAGCACGCCGAGCGTGGGCGTCAAGTGGTACTACACCAACGGGCACGGATTCTGGGACGTGCTTCGAAGGCGCTCCAGTGAGTTCGGGCGCGACCTCTATGAAGCGTTGCCTCCCTCCGAGCGACAACCGAGCTACTGGCACGACCGCGCTGCATCGGGGGGCGCCTAACGTGTGGGTTCCGAAGCCGCTATTTCAGGTCCGGGCTGGCGTGCATGGGCTGAAGAGAAGCTCGCCGACGGCTTCGACCTCATGCGGGTCTGGAAGCAGCTCGAAACGGACGTCCTCGCAGGGCAACCCGTGTTCGACCGGGACGGAAACCAGATCGGACGAAAGCCCGACGCCGCGCTGTACTCGCTCTGGGCGCGGCTGCGCCTCGGGCGCAACGGAACGATGCCCCTCCCGATCCTCTGCAAGCTCGACCGAGAGCTTCTGGAGAGCGTTGAGGGGTGCTTGGAAGGCGTCATGCTCGTGGCTGAGGCAGAGATGTCTGGAGCGATCACCGCAGACCAGGCGGACGCGATGCGCAAGACGATCGACCTTGCCCTTCGAGCTCACAACGCACAGAAGGGTGAACGTCTGATGGACGTCCTCATGGAAGGCGGCGCGCGGCCCATCTACACCGAAGCGACGATGTCACCCGAAGAGGCTGGCGCGTACGTGGCGGAGCAGATGCGGGCACGGGAGGAGAACGATGGCGAGTAACGCCGACGTCTTCTGGAGCGCGTGGATTCGCGAACGTCCCGGTACGTCCCGCAACGCCGAGGTGCGACGATGCCGTACGTGCCACGAGCCTGTGCGGAAGTCTTCCCCGGCAGCACTACAGAGTTCGTCCGGCTTCGGGCACGACGCCGATTGCTACAGCTTCGACTACGCGACGGGGCTCGGACTCCCGGACCTCCCGACGCCGCCTGGCAACGCGCTGCGTGCGGATGTCTTCTGGCGATCCTTCGTCGACGACCTTGGCGATGAACGCGCCCTGAACGGTATCTGCCGCGTCTGCGAGGGCGTGGTGCGGTACGCAGAGCCGCTCGAAGACCGCGATACGGGAGACGCGTCCGCGTTCGGGCACGACCCCGACTGTCGCACGCTCACGTTTGCATCCACGCTCGGGCTCGGTGGTGAGCCTGGCGTTAGCCTCGTCAATCTTGGACGCGCCGACATCACGCTCGCGCGATCCGACATCACGCTAGCGACGTTGGTCGCGTCCTGAGATGGCATTCGAGACGTTCGACGCTGCGGACAACCTCCCCGCAGTTGAAACCAAGCTAGATACGAACGCTGCGAAGTCGCAGGCGCTCCTAAATGGCGTCGGCATCCCGGAGGACGGGACGACTATCGGGACGCTGGCGGGCACGACTGGCGATCTCGCATCGGGTGACACGGTCAAAGAGGGGCTCGAGAAGACTCACGCGAAGGCTAATGCGGCAATCGCGGGCGAGAAACTCCGCCACGACTCAGACAGCGCCAACCGCGCAAGCCGCGACCTCGGGCAGGACGTGGACCTCGACGGGCTCACTGACGGCACCGTGGGCACTACTTTCATGCCAGCGGGCGGAACGAACGTCGCGCAGTACCCGCAGGGGAACACGCTCTACGAAGTGGACGTGCGGCGATCGGGTGACGTCACTGGCAGTGCGTTCAACGAAGGCGATCTCCTCACCTACACGCTCACCGCCGAGGTTGGCGGCGAGGCATACCGTTGGGTGGCAACCGATCTGTCGGGAGGCGGGCGCTCCGATTGGTCGCAGCTCGCCCCCGTGGAGACGATGACCGGCGCAGACGCGAATCGCACGCTGATCACGCTCGCGAACGATGCAGACTGGCTCGGGTCGATCGCCTCGGGCCACTACCAGGTCACGTACACAGCAGCGAACGCGAACGGCTCAACGATGCCAGTGCCGTCGCTCACCGAGGCGCGGACGTGGCAGTTCACAATCTTCTACGCGACATCCACGACTGGTTGGGTGATCGCCACGGCAGCGTTCGACCTCGACGGGCTCGGCACGAAGCCGCACCGCTACGCCGCGGCGCTCACTCGCTCCGGCGGTGACTGGGCTGCGCCGACGTGGGTGGGCCTCACTGCGGAGGACGTCGCGGATCGGACGATTAGGCCGAACCAACTCCTCGGCGGTGACTGGACGCTGACGCAGCCCACAGAGGTCACCGCGTCGTTCCTCGGGCTGCCACGGAAAACCGCCATGGGGTATGCGTGCACGACGAGCGCGCTCCTGAATCAGCCGACCGTCGCGGCGGGCACTTATTACTGCGACATCGTCAATGGCGACGACGCGACGGGTGACGGATCGGACCCCGACACTCCGTACAAAACGCCCCTTGCCGCGCTCGTGGATAACGCCGACTGCGGGACGCTCTATATCGCGCCTGGGCATTACGGCTACCCCGAAGGGATCACGAAGGCCGTGGATGACGAGGACGCGGCGGGCGCTTTCGGCTCCTCGCCCATCAGCGCGTTGAAGGTCCTCGCCTGGCAGAACCGTCCGGGTGAGGTAATCCTCTCTACGAGCCACTGGAAGCAAGCGGACTGGGTGAAGACGTCCGGTCGAACGTTCGTCTATGAACGCGAGCCGCAGTTCGCGGCCGACTCAGGCCAGTTCAACGGCGTTGTGGACCTGAACCATCGGGACGGGAACGGTGGGTTCCTGAAGTACGCCGAGGTGGGCTCTATTGGCGAGGTTGACGATCAGCCCGGCACGTACTTCTGCGACTACACAGATCCGCCCACGAGCGGTACGGGCATCTGCTATGTGCACACCCCGACCGGCGTAGCTCCCACGATCGGGAACGGCGACGAGTACGAGCGCATTCTCGGCCTGCGCGGCACACGTGCGCTCGGTGACTCGACGGGAACGAAGGTCATCGACTGGTTCGTGGACGGGATGACACTCATCGGTGGAAGCGGCGGTTTCGACTTCAAAAACACCTCCGGCACGCTGGATGGAGTCATCGTGATCCGCCGCACTCGGGCCGTGAACTGCGGGTCAGCAGGCTTCAAGATCGAGGGAGCGTTGCCGTCGCTACTGGAGGACTGCGAGGCGCTGAACAACGACGCGGACGGCTTCCAATACTTCGACGAAGGCGACGCGGGAACGACAGTGACGGAGCTTCGTTGCCGTGGTCTCTGGAACCGAGGCTCTCAGCTCACTACGGGCAACGGCTCGAGTGCTCACGACGATGCGCGTGTACTCCGCATCAACGGTGAGTACGCGCATAATACAGGACCACAGATCGCAGATATCAACGATGCGCAGTCGTGGAACGTTGGCTGCATCGTGGGCCCGGCCGCAGCGGACGACATCTTGGCGAACAACCACGCCGGGATCTTCGTGAACGACGACGCGGTGATGTCCTGTGTGGACTGCATTGCGCAGGGCAGCTACCGAGACATTGCGGTCGTGGACGCGAACGCACGCATCTACGTCGATGCCTCGACGATCTACACGACTTGGTACGACGACGGCGACGCCGATCGGATCCAGGCGTACGTGCAGACCTGACCGACGGGATTCAGCGCAACATGAGCATGACAAACGATCCGACGGTAGCGGCGCAACGATGGCAGGCGTACGCGGAGAAGATGGAGGCAGAGCTGAAAGCGGCTCGTCTCGACATCGCAGCGACAGGGGTGGACCTCCTCGCAATGACGACGGCGCGAGACGGCTACGCCCAGACCGTGCAGCGCCAGCAGGATCAGGTCACTGCGCTCCAGCTACAGGTCCGCGAGTACGAAGCTCGCGTCGATCGCCTGTCCGCGGAATTGGAAGACACGACGGCGCGGCTCGGGACGCTACAGGCGGCCAATGCTGCGCTACAGACGGAAGTAGATCGCTGGCGTGCAGCCGCGGGCGGGAAAGTGCCTGTCGATCCGGAGCCGGACCCCCAGCCGGACCCGGAGCCCGATCCCGACCCGCGGCCACGCCCTGATCCCGGCGGAGATGAGCCGTGGACGTTCGCGTGGTTCGGCAAGTCGGCTGCGGAGAAGAAGAACGCGCGGCCTCCGGGCTGGGTGGACCAGGAGCGTCCGACGCAGACGAGCGGCTACATCGCAGTCCCGAGTGGCTCCGACATCGACCTTCGGGACATCGCGTTCGAGCTGCCGACGTACACGCAGAAGGCGATCTCTAACGGCGCTAAGGCGAACGCTGATCACCCCAACGTCAAGTCGTACCTGGAGAACCTCTGGATCACAGAAGGTCACGACGGGCTGAAGTGGCTCTCGCGGAAGTACAACCTGAGCGAGTCGGTGATCCGCAACACGGTCGTGATCGGCCGCATGACGGAACGCGGTCGGGTGTCTCCGATGGAGCACGACCACTACGACTGCATCCACGGATCAACGCTCGTGGAGGGCAAGTTCGCAAGCGGCCTCGGCGGCAAGGGTGGGTGCTACTTCGCGTACCGCCCGCTCCCGGCCAAGGGATACCCGGCGCAGAACCTCGAATACACCGAGCGGCCCGAGCACATCGCACGCGGGAACGTGGTGATTGACTGCGAGATGGACGCTACGCGCGGGTCGTACTCGTTCAGCTACTTCGACTCGGGCTCGCACGAGTACCCGAGCACGATCTACATGGACGACAACGTCATCGTCTCCGAGTGGGACGTTGAGCGCCCGCAAGGTACGAACGACTACCGCGATCCAGGCACGTACCCGGCATCGAAGGGTGCCGTCCGCACGTGTGGAGCGTTCATGGCAAGCAACTTCGTCGTGCTAGGCCGCGACGTGCACACGCTCGAGCGCTTCACGATGGTCGATCACTTGATCCACCTGACGCAGGGGCGGCATCTGATCGGCGGAGTGCGCGACGCGAAGCACGTTGAGTTCCGCGGCTCGGTTGTGGAGACGACCGATCACCTGAACCCGAACATCGACATCAACGGTCGGGACGCCTACGCGCGCGGGATGACCCCGCCGGAGTCGGTGACGATCACGAACTGCCTCTCGAACGGCGCGAACCTTCGCGTGTGGGAGGCGGATGGTACGCCGGTCGTTCAGCCGATCCACACGCCCGGCAAGAGCTACATCTACACCCGCGCGACGCGCCGGTTCATGGAGGTCTGAACGGTGGGTGCGCTTGAAAAGAACGGCGACGCATCGCGCGCCAATAATGCGACGGCTCGGGCGGTGCGCGGGGGCAACTTCAAACTACCACTCCGCACACGGCTCGACGTCTCATCCACCTCTTGTAGCACTCCAGTCCTGGGGGATGGCGACGTCCTCCCTGTGGGTGTCTCGATCTTCGCGCAGGGGCGCGTGGAAGGCACAGATGCGCCCATCCTGACCACCGTCAGATTGATCGAGCTCGGCACCGAGTCGCAGGGGACTAAGTTCCGACTGAAGGTCCTCAACTCCGATCTTGAACGTTGTTTCGACGAGGGTGCGCATCGCGCCTTCACGATCTTCCTCAGCATCACGGATCTATCCGGTGGACGAGAGCCGTACGGGCGCATCCGTGTAACCGTGGACGACTCGGCGGCGGGGGCCGCATAACGTGGTCGATCGGGCGTTCATCGTTGAGGGTGTCACGCGCCGCGCCTTTGTGTACGAGGAGGAAGACTTCGTGCCCGATGACCCGTCGGGTGGGCCCGGTGATGTCCAACCGTTACTAGTAGGTGCATCCCCTCCGCTTGACATCTACTGCCGCTGGGTCTCACTCAGTGCTGGCACGAACGAGGGTAACTCGGCACTACTGATTGCCGAACTCTCGCGCCCGCTGGGGATCCCCTCACGCCTTCCGATCACGATCGGACCGGGGACGACAGCGTTAGAGGATGACTACGACGTCGATCCACTACTGATCGAGTTCGCACCGGGGGATACGACCGCACGGGTCGTTGTAGACACGACGCCCGCCGCCGCTCAGGGAGGAACGACGACGGTCGAGCTGATCCTAGATCCGACGGGCGAGATCCTGATCGACCCTTCAGATGGACCTGTCGTCCTAGAGACGCGCCCGGATCTCCTTACAGACACGGCGACAGTTCTCATCACGGACGACCAGACAGGCGGAACGCCGGTCTACCGCCTCTCTGTTGATGGCTCCCCCGTCACGCTGCACGAAGGGGCGGGCTCATTCGGCGTCGATATCGTCCTCGACCAGAACGCGCCAGAGGACATCACGTTCTCGGTCGTGGGTTCGTCCATCGGTGGCGATTCGCTAGCCGTGAACGGTACGGACTACGACTTCAACAATGGAGAGTTCGAGCCGACTGTGATCATTGGCGAAGGTGAATCGCGGGCATCGTTCACCGTCAACCCGATCGACAACAACATTCCGCGCCCTACAGACGCGGAGTTCACGGTCACGCTCGAGCTACTGAGCGGTGATGCGACCGCAGGATCTCCCACATCGTTCGATGTCACGATCATCGACAACGATGCGGACGCAGGCGCTCCGATCCTCTCATTCGACTTCAACGAAGAGCAGATCACCGAGGGAAACACTCGCGAGTTCCGCGCGAGCATCGTGAACAGCGTCGGGGAGCCAGCGACGTTCGGCGTGGCAACCGACATCCCCATAACACGCGTCTTTTCCGACCCGGACGGCAACGACTTCACGGATTCGCTCAACGCAAATCCCGAGCTACAGTTCGGTCCGGACAAGTCGTCTGTGACGTTCACGGTGACCTCGGAGATTGATGCGGAGACGGACCCTGGCGATACGGTCACGTACACGATCCCGGTAGACACGGGGGATACGTATCGAACGCCCGGCAACGCGCCCAACACCCTCACCATCAGCGCGCGTGAGCGCGTCACGGAGATCAACCTCCGGGCGACACCAGGGATCGGTGGAACGCGCATCGTCGGGGGGCTGGTCAATATCCCGAATCAGCTTGGGGGCACATTGCCCGCGTACAAGCTCAATGGGCAGTCGATGCAGGTTGTGTCCCTGGAGAAGAGTGGGCACCCGCAGTTTGACTCCGAGCTCTTCTACAGCGCATACGCGTACGGAGTATTCACAGAGGACGGCTCGACACCGTACACGTCGAACGCGACGACGATCGAGCTGGACGAGAATGCGACCGGCGTGAGCCCAACGATCGCCGGGGACTTCACGTCCTACCCAACGGTGCGATTCGAGGCCGCCTATGCGAACTCGGGCGCCACCTTCCGATGCGCTACGGATGGGGACAGCACACAGATCACGCGTGAGGATTGGACGGGCTCATCGAGCGCGCGTTTCGCACAGGCTGGACCGGAGCTGTTCGAGCAGATATCGCGCCTTCTTCGGCTGATCGACACCGGAGCGGGACCTAGCGCTAGCCCCACGAATACAACCTCTGCCAGCGGTGAAGCGTGCGGAGTGATCGATGTGTCGGTCACTCGCTTCGCCGGAGATGCGGATGTGTTCATCGTAGAGGGGCGCTGGCTCAACGGTGCGATGCGGTTCGAGGACGACCCGTATGCAGAGTCTGAGTGGACGGATGGCGAGGTCAACATGATCGAGCTGACCGTCTCCGCATCCCAGTTCACCGTGGTGCTTCCGTGGACGCACCCGGATGAAGGTGACGTTGACGGTTCGACCTTCTCTCTCCTCAATGATCGCGGAGAGGACTACCAGTTCCGTCCTGGCGATCGAACGGGGTTCCGCTTCGCGCTCGTCCGCGATACCGCCCCCGCGGAGGCAACTGCCCGCGCGGAGATGTATCTGCGCTATCAGAACTGTTTCTTCGCTATCGGCCCGGATGGTTCAACGCGGAACCCGATTCAGGGACCGGAAGGTCAGTACACGCTCGACTATCGCGACCTGACCAATCAAGGGAGCGGTGGCCCCCTTACGGGCTACGAGCTCGTGAACTTGATTGGCGATCAGAGCCTCGCGGACATGGAGGGGCGCTGGACGTCCGGTTCACCGGGTATCGACAACCTACGCGAGCCGCGTCAGGGCTGGTGGTATCCAGCGGGTAGTCGTGACGGAAGGCAGGGCGGCACGAGTGGGCTATGGCCCGCCTCTGGGATTCTCCCGACTTCGAGTTTCCTTCAGCGCGCGTGGTTCGTCCATGAGCGGATGGGGCAGGTGCAGTACACGGCACTTCGCGACCTGTCTACGGGCGAGCCTGGCTGGTGGTGGGACACGGCTCAGGACTTCGGTTCTGGCTTCCGGGTTCCGCAACAGTCGCACGCTGGGTACTTCCGCGATGGCCTCATGCGCCCGTACTGGTGCAACCCGCCGTACATCACGGACTCGCAGCTCTCGAATCCTCCGAACGATGGGCGGAGTCGCAGGAACGCACCGACCTCGCGACCCTGGAACAACCCGGATGTGGAGGACACGTCACGCGCCGAGAGGCTCGACTATCAGAACAAGTACGCGTCGCACGTGAGCTTCGTTCGCGGCGGCTGGAACGAGCTCTGGTGGGGAGCGCGCTCGTACAACGCCTACCGCGACTGGGAGGAGGTCGCGGCGAGCTTGACGCGAATCTATCCGGCCGCGCTCTGCGAGGACGACTTCGACAAGACCGCACGCCAGCGGTTCAACTTGGAGTTCATCTGGTCCAACATGGGCGCGGAGTCGTACCAGACCGGCGAGATATGGAACACGTCGTCTAACAACGGAAGCAACGGACGCACGGAGTTGAGTGGGCCGCGCACGATCGTCTGGCCGATGGCGATCATCGCCGGTTTCTACGGCATCGCTTCACGAGAGACGCGTCTGGGGCTGCGAGGCTTCGGCCCTGCAACGGGGAAGGGCGGCGATGCAACAGAGGGCGATCAACTCGGGTACATGTGGGACCTGGTCGAGTGGTACACATCGCCCGCGGGGATCGTCGGAAGGAACACTGGGCCGAACTATGTGCCTAATCCTTTCAGTGAGAGCGACTTCGGCCCCACGGGCGATCTAGCAACCCGATTCGGCGCGTTCCCTGATCCGAACTCCGCGAGCCCCGCGACTCCAGTGACGGGAGTCGGTCTTGAGTTTCAGATGACCTACGCGGTGAACGCAGTTCGCACGATGATGCGAAAGGTGTTCAACCCGATTGACCCGCGTCAATCCACGATCGATCGGCTGTGGCGTTACCCGACGAACTACGCGGAGGGTGCGCGCGTCCATACGAGCGATCCGAGATTCACGGTCCCGTACACACCAGCTCTGGGCTTCGGCCAGACGCCGCGTGGCGACTTCACGATACCGCAGCCTGCGGACGTTGCCACAGAGGCGGAGATGCGTGCCGGAGACGTCTATTGGGGCCAAGAGTACCTGGTGAGCTACCCGGACGTTTCGTTCGGATTCTTCCTGCACGGCGTAGAGCGCGGTTGGTGGGACGCGTGGGCGGCGGAGGCATTGAACGACGACAGCCTCGCCGAGAACTTTTTCTCGACGTGGAGTGTTGATGACCTCGACGACGCTGGCCGCTTCAACCACTTCTTTCGGGCCACGAGTCCTATCTCGCTCAACTCCGTGGAGGAGCTCCTGACGGGAAACACGTCGAGGATCGTCCTCTACAACAAGTACCAGTTCGTCTACCCGGCGCTCTGCCGACTGCAACGGAGACTTGACCCGTGACGGCCGTACTTACGACAGCGGGCGCCGCGCATCTCGTGGAACTCGCGCAGGGCGACATCCCGACGAACGCATTCGACGCTCTCGTGTTCGGCAAGGGCAACGATGCCCCGGCGATCACCGACACGCTCGAGCAGATCACGGAGCGTACGCAGATCGTCGCACGCCTCGCGACCGGCTTCCCCAAGCAGGGAGACGATGACGACCGCAACAGTGGTGCGGGCGCGTCCGTGTGGACATGGCGCTTCGAGCTTGAAGCGGGCACACCGTTCGTTGCGTCGAACTGCGCCATCACGAACTACAGCGGTGGCGCGTTCGTGTCGGATGCGCCCCTTGCCGTGCACGCGAAACAGACCGTCGCGCAACGCCATGACGAGCGCCTGATCGTCTGGCTAAACGCGGTAGCGAATGATGAACCGACAGTCTTCACGGCGGTCGAGCAGTCCTTCGAGAACGGCGTGCAGCGTGTGCATGGCTACGTCGCGCGGAATCGTGCGCTCGCAGGGCATCCGAATGGCGTCTCGCGGAGCACGACGGAGGTATTCACCCGTCCTCAGCCGGGGCAGCGCGTTTGGTCGTTCGCTGATGTCTCCGGGCCTGATGGCCGCTCGCTACGGCTCGAAGACGTTGAGCGGTTCACGGTGACCCGTGAGCGCCTCAAGGCGAGCGAGGGTGTGTATGTTCCGGAGAGCATCGAAGACCCCGTCGAGTGCCACGGGCACGTACTAGGCGCGCTCGTGCACTACGACGCGCGCTCGCCGCACATTTCCTACAACGTCATGCACGGCTACGAGCTTCCGCGTGGAACGTCGGAGGGCACGTACCGACTGACGTACAAGCTCGAGCTGTGCGACGGCGACTTGCGGGGCTGGACGCATATCGCGGAGGTTGGGCCCTAGTGGTTGCGATTGCCGCAAAAATGCGCGGGGTGGTGCCGTCTCTACAGTTTCAGGGGCAGCTCTATACACGACTCATGCGCCCCTTCTTCGAGGAGCGCTTCGACGAGCTAGACGACGAGTATCTAGTCGAAGGGCCGACCGGCACAGGTAAGTCGATCGGGATCGGTGCACTGTACCGCTACATGCTGCGGGAGTACCCGGGCTGCAACCTTCTCGTGATGCGTCAGGTAAAGGCTGACCTCTCGGGTTCGTTCATGCAGATGTGGGAAGAGGAGGTGCTCGAGACGGGGGATGTGTGGGACGAATGGATGCTCCACGGGGGCACAGGCAAGATCCCGGCGCATCAATCAAGGTCGATCTACCGCTACCCGAACGGTTCGAAGCTCTGGTGCCTGGGGATGAACCAGTGGGCGCGCTTCAAGTCGAAGGCGTTCGACGCCATCTGGCCAATGGAGATGACGGAGTTCATCGAGGAGCAGATCGAGGGACTCCACACGCGCCTTCGCGCCCGCCGTGGGTCACCGTTCCCGAAGCGGATGATGATCGGGGACGTGAACCCGGAGTATCCGGACCATTGGGCGAACCAGCGGGCGATTCGGGGCATCTCGACGCGAATCGAAACGACCCTGAAGGACAACCCCGGGTACTACGACCTAGAAAGGCGTGAGTTCCGCGAGGAGGGTTCCGACTACCTGTCTCGCCTAGAGCGCACGATGCGCGACCCCGTGCGTCGATCGAAATACATCGACGGGGTTTGGACGGCGAACGCGGGCCAAATTCTCCCATTCGATAGCACTCGGCAGACGTTCGACGGGAAGGTCGAGGCTGTACCGGGAAAGGGCTACCGCATCGTTATCGAAGGCCCGCGTCATCCTGTGCTCGGTAGCGAGGTGTGGCTGCGAGGATTCGGCGCGTCGTTCGATTGGGGCTCCGCTCACGCGGGCACGCTTCAGGTGTGGGGGCTCGATGAGGAGGGGCGGCAGTACCTCATTGAGGAGGTCTACCACTCACGCAAACCGCACTCGTGGTGGGCTGATTGGGCCGTGCAGTTCTGGGAGAAGTACGACCTTCAGTTCATCGTCTGCGATGGTGCCGGTAACGGCGCACATGACGTGTTCAACGAGCGACTGGAGCAGAAGGCGGGCCCAAAGGCACGGATTGCCCGGCTCTGCCGCAAGCGCCAAGGTTCGCGTCAGCGCACGAACATCGAGATCCTCCAGGACCTCTACCACGATCAGCCCGACGGAAAGCCGGGCATCTTCATTCGCCGCGAATCCCTCGCGCACGAGCCGGACTACGAACTCTCAGGCAAGCCGAAGAAGCTCGTCGAGGAGATTCCGCAGTTCGTCTACGCGACGGTGCGGGATACGGGCGACCGACGCGGACGAGCGGTGGACCGCGCCGAGCAAGGCGTTGCGGACGATGGTCTCGACGCTTGCACCTACTTCCGCGTGCACGTAATCGGGGGCCGCGGCGTGACGAAGCAGGTCCCTGATGCGCGGAAGACGAAAAACATCCACGAGTTGATGCGCGAGCACTACTGGAAGGACGTGGGATGAACTCATTGATTTGTAGCGCGGAGAACCTCTGCGACGTCGTCCGTACCTCCGAGGCGGAGCACAAGAAGCGACGCGACGCGATCAAGTCGCGCCAAGACATCGCGATGGGCGCGATGGCGGAGGAGATGGACCGTGCACCGTCGCCGGAGAACCTGGCATTCGGCGTCTTCTCCATCTTCGTCCCGTCGATGGTGACGTCGTCGCCCGCTGGGCACTTTGCTTCCAGCGGCGGCTACAAGGAAAGTGTGGCCGCGGCCGGACTGGCAAACGGCACTACGCAAATGGCGCGCGCGCAGAAGATGCACCGTTCGCTCGAGCCGTGTGCGTGGGACTTCTTCTTTCAGCCGTACTGCGCGGGCATTGTCGAAACGGGTAGCGCCAACATGAGCGACCTCACCGCTGAAGAGCGGAAGGTTGCGATGGCACGGCTGCATCCAGGTGTAGAGCGTGATGTCGGCGGAGAGGTGGACGACGAGCCGGGCCCGCGTGGTCACGCTACGCCGTCACCACAGCTTCCCCCGCAGTGGGCGCGGTTCAAGCACCTGAAACCGAACGAGGCAGGCTGGGACACGCGCATGGGCTCGCGTGACCGCGCACGTTTCACGTATCACGTGATGACCGAGGACCGCGCGACATTACAGCAGCGGGCCGAGGAGAACCCGGACGACTGGATCCCGGACGCGTGTGCGATCTGCTCGACCGTGGATAGCTGGCCGGGACTGAAGGAGCAGTTCGCGGGCGAGGAGAACACGTACTGCCGCTACTACGTCGTGTACGTCCCGGACGGCCGCATTCCGGGGCAGGACCCTAAGCCGAATCAGCCGGGAGTGATCTACACGATCGGTGGAGAGACACTCGGTCAGGGGGATGGGTCGAAGCTCTCTGGGCTCGAGATTCGCAAGCCGTACTACTTCACCGGGCATCCGGATGGTTTGCACATCTTCGAGGGCAACTACACGACGGGTGCGGACTCTCACTTCCTGTCGCTGTTAGCAGCGAACGAGGATTCGCTGGCGAGGATGGAGGCGGTATCGGCGTCACTGCACGACCGCATCGACGACCACAAGACCGTGTACGCGTACGACTCAACGTCGCAGGAGGCGGCGGAGACACTCGCGAAGGCCCCGAATGGTGCATGGGTATCGGTCCCTGGCCTCCAGGACGGCAGCGGGGCGATTCAGTCGATCGAGAACTCCGCGCCGACACCCGTCGAGTTCACGACGTACGACCGCGTTCGCTATAACGCGGGGCTGGCGCTAGGGATCGATTCGTCGGGCTTAGGCGTCGCCGACCCGAACGCTACAGCGACAGCGGTGGGGGTTGCGGCGAACGCGACTCGCACGAAGGTTGAGTACCTACTCGGCCGATGGAACCGATTCGTTGCAGAGGCGTTCGAGCGGATGGCATTCGAGGCGGGTCACAACTCGTCCATCGTCGTGCGTCTCGATGAGGGTGCTCGAGCCTCGGTCTTGCGGGCGCAACTGAAGCCCTTGATGCAGAGCGGCGCTCTGCGCGCTGACGACGTCGAGGCGATCGTCGAAGACCAGAAGATGCGGCCGATGCTCTTCTCCGGCGGCGACTTCGCCCCCGACGGCCAGGGCCTCGACTGGCATAGCTTGCAACTCACGGTCGTGCCGCACTCCACGGATGGAGCCTTCGGCGACGCACAGGTCGCACGCCAGATGCAGTGGAACCAGGCGCTTGCGTTCTTCGGTGACGTGATGGTCCGCCAGCCGCATGTCCGATGGGTGGACCGCATCCGCGAGACCGGGCGATCCATGGGGATGACAGACGCGGACATGGCTGTTGATATCGACAAGGCCATGGAAGTGGCGCAGATCCAACTCGCTCAGGGCTCACCGCAGGCCACTACGAGCTCGACGGCGAATCAGTACGAGGACTCCGGACCGGCGCTTGCGACTGGCGGAGGCGGGCAGGCCCCAGTGGGGATGGAAGCATGAGACTCACGACGATCATCGCCCGTGACGAGCAGGGCGATACAACCGAGGTCCTGTACGAGGGCGCGGAAATTCCGCCGTTCGGAGCGGACTTCGAGCAAGACGGCGTGCGCTACACGCGCGTCGTGAGCGCGCCATCGGTGCGCGTGAAGACTTACGACCAGATCATCGGCTACACGCTCCCTCGCAGGGAGCAAGCGATGAAGAGCGGGCAAACGCTCGCGAAACACTACGACGCGCGGGGACGCGCCGTGTTCACCGGCCGCAGACAGATCGACGAGTACCTGTCTGCGAGCAACGATAACCCGAACAACAAGTACAAGCGTGCCTGGGACCCTGATGGAAACGAGTGACGAGACGAACGGCGATCCGATGCGGGCAGTCTTCGACGATGTAATGGCGTCGGAGAGGGCCGCCGCGCCGGAAGAGCCGCAAACGGCTTTCGGTGAGACGCTGAAGGACGCGGGCGTCGATGTGACGGTTTCGCCTAAGCCGGAGCCCGTGCTCGAGCAAGGCGCGCCACAGAGCGAACAGGCGCCCGAAGTCGCTCCGGAGGCAGCCCCGGCCGCCCCTGAGGCGACGCAGCAAGTCGAGGATCCCTTCACTGAAGACGGCTTCGACGCTCTGACGCGCAATGAAGCACCGGGAGAATTCCGTACCGCGGCAATGGCCGAGTCGGAGTCCATCGAGCAACAAGCGAAGGAACTGGGTTTAGCGCCCGGACTCGCGCGAGCTTTGGCAAGGAATACGCCGCGAAAAGAGGCGCAGGAATTCCTTCAGCAGCAACGTGACCGGCTACAATCTGCCCCGGCGGGTCAGTCCGTCGATCCGGTCTCCGCTCCCACGGGATACGAGGCTCCGCGATTCGACGCGTCTGAGGTTCTGCGAGCGGTTGAAGCCGAGGCAGGAGAGGCAACCGCGAAAGCTGTGGCTGACCTCTACGCGAGTGTTCAAGCCGACGCGGCGGAGGCGAAGCGGATTGCGACGGCAACTGCACACGACATCGCAGCGCGGCAGGATCGCGAGCAATGGCGAGCAGCCGCGGACGGGCTCACGGGGCGGTTCCCTGGGCTCGTACGGGATGGACGGTTGAACCCCGACCAGAGCCTCATCCAATCGGCGCTCGCGCTGAAGATGCACGGCCCGGACGGTATTCGCGGGAACCATGCGGCGTCGCTCGAAGCAGCAGCGCGCATGCAGTTCGGCGAGGCGCCTCCTTCTCGGCAATCGACGACCGCGACCCCAACGCCGCAGACGCCTACGCCGGGAGCAACGCCCCAGCCGGTCGGTTCGCAGCCGTTGACGGGGAAGGACGCCGTGGAACGCATGCTTAGTATCGAGCGCGAGCACCGCAACAACCCCGCCGCGCGCGACAAGGCATATGACGCCGAGGTGCGCCTTCAGAAAGCGCACACGGTGGACATCCGCAAGAGGTAGTTCGTCGAGCTGACGGGTCGCACCACTCAAGGAACGACCCGAAATGAACGGAGCGATGGATGTCTTTGCGCGGGTGGCGAGCCGATTCTCGGACGCCGCTCAGGGCAAAGCGTACCCCCGAGGGGCGGTTATCCCCCTCAACTTGGCAAGACCGAAGACCCTCAACGGTCTGGCCATGTTCTTGCAATCAGGCAATCAACAGGAGCGCCTGACTGCGTCCGACACAATCAGCACGCCGTACAACTACGAGATCACGGACGCAGCGTTCGGTCCGAAGGTTCCGGCGGCGCCACACCGGACGAGTGAGGGCGGTCGGATCGCCTTCATGGAGAGCAAGCTCACCGAGTACGAGTGGGCGAAACAGATCTCGTGGCACGAGATCAACCTCCAGTCAGACAGCATCCTGAGCCCCGAAAACAGTCAGAAGCTGTACTCGGTGCTTCGGAAGACGGAGGAGGACTTTGTCCTTAAACCGCTCCTTGACCTTGAACGTGACCTCTTCGCCGCTCCGTCGGCAGAGATGTTCTCGGGCAACGCTCAGGGCCAGTACCCGCTGAAGTCCATCTTCACGGGCATGAATATCTGGGACACGACTCACGGCGTCGCCGCTGAGGGCTTGTTCCCCGGCATGACAGATCAGCAGGGCCTTGATCCCTCAGACACGCGGTTCGCGCGACAGGACATCTACAGCGGGTCGCAGCTTGCGCCCACGAAGGTCACGTACACGCAGGGCGCGAACAACGCCACGACGGACGGCCACATCCTCGACCGGATGGACTTCTTGCTCGACACGATCGGGTGGGAGAACGTCCCGCTCGCGGGCGAGTTCGGCGCGGAACGCATGGTGTCACCGAAGGTGGGTCTGTGCTCACCGGAGGCGCTCCAGTACTTCAAGCGAACCAACCGCGCGCATGGCGAACTCTTCGCCACCATCGCGCCGATTGGGAACGCGAAGCAGACCGATGCCGCGTACGGCGACATCGCGCTGATGTCGTGCCACAGCCTCCGTAATGCAGCGGTGTACCCGGACATCACGACCGGCGGCAACGCTCTTGGCGCGGTGGACGAAACGCCCGTGACGGAGTTCGACCCGAACGGCAACCCGGGCCCTGTCTTCTACTTCATGGATCCCGAAACGGTGAACCTCTGGTTCCATCGCGACCGCGCGTGGGAGCAAGGCCCTTGGAAGTCCATGGAGCCGGTCAACGAAGACATTCGCCGTCGCCTCGGTAAGTCGATCATGCAACTCCACTTCGAGAGTTTCATGACCAACGGAATCCTTCACCCGTCCGCCACGATCACGGGCTACTCGGAGCTGGTCTGATGCTAGAGAGCAATTACGACTTCAACATCCCTAGCGGCGCACCCGTCGTCCAGTCTTCGGCTGGCCGGAAAGTGAAGCTACTCGGAAGCACCGATGCCCCCAAGGGTTCGGTGGTCATTGCAGGGTTCGACGACTCGGACGACCTTCTCGACGCGGGCATTGCTATCGGTGTGAACAGCCCCGTGACGCGTTGCCAGATTCCGATCGCGGGGGACGCCACTGTCTACGGTGACTACGGCATCTTCGGCATCGTGAAGTCCGACCCGCACATCGCGGGCGAAGAGGGCTTCATTGCGGTCGGTAACGAGCTGGTCGAGGCGAACGTGCAGGTAGCGGCCAGCACTACGCTGGACGCGTGGACGCCGCTCATGGTGGACTTCGCCGACGCCAACCTCGAGCTGGCGGACGGCACTACGAAGTGCATCGCGGTACTGGCGACGAAGGTCGTCAACTCAACGGGCTCGCCTGTCGTGGCGTCTGCGCTCGTGTACGTGTCCGGGACCTACGGGTTCGGCTCCGCCTCGTGAAGCTGACCCTCGCTTCCCTGAAGGAAACCGTTCAGGAGGAACTCGGCCGTGGTCCCGCGCGGTCCACTTCCGAGGCCCTCGTGAACGAGGCGGGGGAGGCGTGGGTCAACGCACACGAGTGGAGGTATCTGCGGGATCGTTCGCAGGACCTCAACATCGAAGTCGGGGTCGAGTCGTACAGGCTCGGCCTCGGCGTGCGCAGCGTAGAGGCGGTCTACCGCCCAGACAGTCACTACTGCGAGGTTCCGATTATCGACTTCGCTGCGTTCGAGGGAGAACGTCAGCAGTTCCTCGCACGCTCGCAGTACCTCCAGGACCCCATTGGGACGGTGCGCTGGGATACGAAGGAGGGCGACGAACGTCCGCGGCTGTACCTCGAACTTTTCCCGATTGAGTTTGCGGAGCGATTCGTCATCCGCTTCCACGCAGGCTGGCTACCGCTCGACGAAATGGAGGACGTGGCGGACATCCCCGGGCCACTCTCCACGGCGTTTCTGCATTGGCTTCGCATGTATGCGAACCATCGCGAGTTCCCCGACCAGTACGGCCTTGGGGCGCTGGATACGCTCATGCGCTCCAACGTGTTCCGCAAGGCTATGTCGATCGACGGCGAAGCTGCGGGCCGCATTATCCCCGCTCCGGGCGGCGCGGGCGCTTACTACAACCGTCACCGTGCCAGTCAACGCTTCGGCTCTACGGTCTGGACGCCCGACACCATTCGGCGGGAGCTTGACGCTCTGTGAATGGTCGTCCGCTAGCACCTATCACGGGCGGCCTCGTCGAAAGCCGGGCGCCGGGGGATCAACCGGTCGGCACCGCTCGGGAGTCGCGCAACGTGCGCGCGATCGACCCTCGCACCGGACGCCTAGTTTGGGCGGCTCAACGCGCAGGGCTGACGAGTATGGGGGAGCCGCTGACGTCGTACGCGCGTCGGTTCTTCGCGGCGTCAAAGCTCGTGCCAGCGCGCGAACTCATTTCCCTGGCGATCGAAGCGACAGAGAACACGCAGCCCGCACAGGTCCAGATTGATTGGACGACGGACCTAGACGACTTCGCGCTCGACGTCTCGACCGGCATCGACCGCCAGGGGTACTACCTACTGCGCAACGGGGCAGTGGCGATCGTGAACCGCAAGGGTCGCGAGGTGGACCGCATCCCGTCGGAAGCACCCATCGACTTCACTGTCGTTCCACGTGTTTACGCTGGCGAGGATGGCGCGGTCTACACGGCGCACACTCGGGACGAGCCGTTGACGGATGACGAGTCCGGCGAGAAGGGTGCAGGTCGCATCGTTCGCTGGATCAAGAAGGAGGAGGGGCAGTGGGAGAAGGCGTGGACCGCGGTGATTCCCGAGCGGATCTCCACGTTCACGTTCAGGCTGCAATTCCTCTGGTGGGCAGAAGACCCCCGGAGGATTGATGAGGAGCTTGGGCGACTCCCTGCGGCCGTTGGGCGCCTTTCGAACCCTCTGCTCTCTGGTGCGATCGGGACGCGCCAGGACATCGCGCCGCGACCGATCTTCGACATCGCGATCAGCGACAACGGCGCCGCATTCATCTCTGCGCCGGAGAACCCCGATCGTGGCACTAGGGACGGGATCGCGTTTACGCAGCGCAGCGTGGGTTTCACGCCGCCAGAGCTTGAGTCATGGGAGTTCAACGGCCTCTTTTGGGTTGATGCCACGTCGCTAGGCGAGGAGGGCGACACGCCGATCGACGGCGATGCGATCACGCTCCTGCGCGACAAGCGCAAGGACCCGACGGACTTCCCGGCCGTCGATGAAGACGAGCCTGATCGAACGATCATGGCACGCGACGCGGAGGGTCTCTTCACGTCCCCGTCCTTTGACCAGTCGGCCTTCGGCGGCTTCGGCGGAATCGCGTTTTCTGAGTTCGCGATGATGCACTCGGGGCCGAATGAGGATGTAGACGACACGACGAAACAACTGGCGGTCTTCCCCGGATCGTCGGATGCGTGGATGGTCATGTTCGCGATCCAGTTGACCGAGGACCAGATCGCCGCCACGGGTGAGGTGCGGCAGATCATGTCCCAGGTCAACTACGACACGGCCGAGGGGTCGTGGCAGTTGCGAGTGGATGGGAACGAACTGACGTTCATCGACCTCAACACATCGCTAGCGACGGTCGGCCCTGCCCCGATCGACTCCGTGAGTGGCGCAGCGGTTGTGGCGATCGAGCATCAGGGCGCGGGGAACGTGCTCTCGATGTATGTCAACGGGGAGCGGTTCCTGGGCACGACGCCTAGCACGAACCCGAACTCTGGTGGCGAGCACAGCCTGGACCCGCTGTCTAGCGGGATCGAGCCGGGTCCACGCACGACGATTGGCGGCGGGATCTACAACACGATCAACCTCCTCTTAGACGGGGACGTTGACATCTTCGGTTTCGCGGAGAGTCGTGTACGCGACCAGGACGAGAACACGAAGACGAAGAATCGGCGGAGTCGCGTCACCGTCAACTGCGACTTTGGGGCCAGCTTCGTGCCGTCTATCGATGCGCTGTACCTCAACTTTCGCGTGGGGACGGCAGATGACATCGACATCACGCTCCGGATGTCGAGCAACATCATCGGCGACGGGTTCCCTGATCCGGAGGTGCGCCGGGGGTACAGGCTCGAGCTCACAGAGGATCGAAAGTACAAAGTCGATCTCGCGGTCAATGAGGACGGGTCGCCCGAAGCGTACCGATACCTCCAGATCGAGATGGACGCGGATCGAGCGCGCGAGAACACGCAGTGGACGCTACGCACGATTCACGCGCGCTTCTACGCGGCGTCCTTTGAGAGCGCCGAGTTCTTCCTCAGCGAGATCATCTCACGGCAGCACACGCCGATCGGAGACATCGGGAACCGCCAGACGTTCGAGGGGTACCTAGCCCACAAGGTCGGGATTGCGCACGAGCTGAAGAACGAGAGCGGCGACTTGCTCCTACCCGAGAATGGCGGACACCCGTTCAACGGTCCCGGCAACTTCCCAGGCGCGATCGGGGACCCCTCTATTGACGGCGCTGTACTGGGCAAGATCCGGTCGCCCGACCCGCTGATCGTCAAGTACAACGCGGACGGCAGTCCAGTTGCCGCATACTCCGGTGCAGGCGTTGGGCTTGGCGCCGCTGTGGACGGGCGGAAGGTCTACACGTACGGCGATCCGACGAACGATCTGGATCCACTGACGACCGGGACGATTATCAATCGTCTGCGCGACAAGGGGAGGATCGTAGAGCGGGAAGCGGGCATTCCCGCTGGCAGTGACATCCCATTCGAGCGCCCCACGCCGCTGCACGTTGGTCCCGGTTCGAGCCTGTTCGTCAACTACTCCCCGACGACGGGGCTCGTAGCGCAGAACCAGGTGCGGCGTTACGACGGTATCGACATGTCTCTCGTGTGGAGTCTGAATGCAGCCCCGAGGATGGTTGCGATCGACGTAGCGGGAAGGCAACTCGACGCGCGTGAGATCGGCGGCGACTTCGGGCCGGAGTTCCTGTACGCAGCACGGGACAACATCGTCTCGGCGCAGCGCGTGGATGTACTTGGTCTGCGCGATAACGGCGTGGAGGAGACGCGGGACGTAGCGACGCTCGCGGTGTGCAGGAACGGCGACGTTGCGCGTCTAGATGGAGAGGCGTGGACGATCCTGGAGGCTGGGGCTCTGCCGGGCCCCATGGTCGGCACAGCGACGCTTAGCGGACGCACGATCATCGCGGACGGGGTTGGTTACCGCGTCTACGACCACAACCTTCAGACGCTTCGCGACTTCGAGGAGTCGGCACGTGGCGACTTCCCGCCGCGGTGCAAGCTCGTGGCGGCGTACCGTGGGCGACTGGTCCTCGCGCGAGGGGATGAGGCGTTCACGGTCTACCAGTCCGCCGTGGGTGACGCGTTCAACTTCGACTTCGGACCAGAGGTTCTCTCGATCGCTCAGGCGATTGCGGGGACCACGGCGAGCAATGGACAGTCCCCCGAGCCGATCACTGCGCTCATTCCGTTCCGAGACGACCTTCTGTTCATCGGAACGACGGAGAGCCTGTTCGTTATCACGGGCGACCTTGCCGACGGTGGGCGACTTGATCAGATCGACAAGTCCCAAGGCGTTGCGTTCGGCTATGCCTGGTGCGAGACGCCGCAGGGGATCTACTACTTCACCTCACGCGGCGGCGTGATGTACCTCGCGCCGAACGGCGGCTTGCGGTTGGTCTCCGATCCGAGCGTTCAGCGGCGCATGGAGGAAGTGGACCTCAACCGCGCGCGCGTCGAGTTGGCCTACAACTGGATTGACAAGGCGGTCCACATCTACGTGATCCCCTTCGATCTCGGCGGCGACGTCGAACACTTCGTCTATGAAGAGCGAACGGGTTCGTGGCAGATCGACACGTACGGCAACGGCTTTGGTAGCGCGATCACGACGGCGGCGTCGCTTGTTGGCGACACACCGGAGGAACGCACGGTAGTCCTTGGCACGGGCGACGGGCGAGCGTTGCGGTGGGATCAGTACGCCGTCGATGACGACGGGCAACCTGTTGCTAGCTACGTGTCGATTGGGCCGGTGGTTCCCGAGAACGAAGGCGCCGAAGTGAATATCGCGGGCATCTACGGAGTGCTCGCGACGGATCAAGAGGGCGTCGAAGTCGGAGTGCGTGGCTCGAATACGCCGGACGCCCCGGGTCCCCCTGGACAGTTCTCCGACCTTGGTCCTGGGCGCACGCTCGGTGTGCAGTGCAACGTCACCGCGCCCTCGGTGTTCATCGACGTTCGCGGCAAGGGCCGAGCGTGGTCGGCTCACCAGATGCGGGCAGACGTCCGGATGCGCGGGAGGGCGCGACGGGTATGAAGACGCCGCAGCGAGCAGGTGGAGGCGTCGCCTCGAAGCGCAAGGGGCAACGTGCCGTCGATCAGACACGCGAGCTGGCGATGGAGACAGATCGCCGCCAGGAGAGCTACGCGACGTTCACGGACGACCGAATTGCAAAGCTCGAGCGCACGGTGAAGGCCCTCACGTCTCGCGTCGCCGACCTTGAGGCGATCGACTTCAACGGTGTTGATGGAGGCGGGGGATGACAATTCGACGAGGACCGGTCAGTGGACCCGTTCGACCCCGTCGCCGCACGACTTCGGAGTGGGCTTCTGGCTTCATCCTTGGACAGGGTGAGATCGGGGCCGACACGGATACCGGCGAGGTCAAGCTGGGAGACGGCGAGAGCCTCTTCGCAGACTTGCCTGGTGGCGCAGAGGGACCGGAGGGGCCTGCCGGAGCAGATGGAGCAGATGGTGCAACCGGAGCACAGGGCCCACAGGGTGACACGGGGCCGATTGGAGCAACGGGGCCGCAAGGTCCGGCGGGCAACGACGGCGCAACCGGCGACACGGGTCCTACTGGAGCAACCGGCCCTCAAGGGGATGCAGGGGCGACAGGGGCCACTGGTCCCCAAGGTGCCACTGGTCCGGCGGGTGCGGATGGCGCCGACGGAGCTACCGGTGCAACAGGGGCGACCGGAGCAACGGGAGCGACCGGCCCACAGGGACCCGCGGGTGACGATGGCGCAGACGGCGCCGATGGAGCGGACGGTTCGAGTCTTGGGCGTTTCATGGCGCGCAAGACGAACGGTGGATCATGGGCCGTTGATACCACTGGGGATGTCGATCCCACCACAGTCGCCGTCTTCAACGTCGAAGATCGTGCGACGTCTGGATTCACCTACAGCACGTCCACGGGCATCCTCACGATCGGCGTCGATCTCGACGGCACCGACGTCGTCTTCAACGTGCATCTCGGTTTTGACGATGGCGACAACCGGATCACGCCCGTCGTCGCTCTTCAGCAAGATACAGGCGGCGGATACACAACGATCGCAGAGGACGGGGGCTATGAGGCTCGCAGCTCTGCGCATCACCGCGGCCGCGCGTTCATCAATGGGTACATGGCCGTGAGTGTCAGCGACGGCGACACGTTCCGCGTCATTCAGGCGAGCCATCCCGACGGCACCACGCCGACATTTCAGGACGATGGCTGCTGGTGGTCGGCCGTCGCACACTAGAGGTACATGACATGGTCTTCGTAACAGCGGCCCTCGGGCTCGTTTCCGCAGGCGCGGGACTCTACAGCTCGTTCCAGAACGACAAGAATCAGAAGGAGGCGTACGAGGCGAATCTGCGACAGCAGAACCGCGCGCGTAAGCAGCTCCGTGCGGGCCTTCGGGATAACGAGATCGCAAAGGCTGAGGCACTCGCGGAGCTAGACGCCGCGGATGAGATCCTCGCTCAGATCGAACCTGATCTCCTGGAATCGCTCGACGAGCAATCGCGCATCCGGATTGCCGCGCGGATTCGGCAGGAGCAGGAACAGAACGAGATGATGAACTCTCGCCTCATGGCGCAGGGACTCGACTCGTCCACGGTCAGCGGAACGGTGACGCGCGGCCAAAACTTCGGGCAAGCGCAGTCGATGTCGGAACTCTCAGCGGGTTTCGCGGGGAGGCGAACGCAGGTGCAACTGCAAGCGCGGCAGCTCCAAGCGTCCGCTGTGCAGCGTCGCGCGGGTGTCATTCAGAACTTCGCGGCCCAGCGAAGTGGGCTTCAGCAGAACTTCGCCGGGTTCGAGTCAGGGATTCAGTTTCAGCCCGCGTACGACGGTACGGCTGAGGCGGTCGGCAACTTCGCAGGCGCGCTCGCGAACGCATATGCGGCCTTCGATAGCACGAGTGCGCCGCGAACGTACGGCGACGAGTACGGCTCCGCTGCTGGTGGCTGGGGGAGCCTTCGTATCTAAGCCATGCCGATCATCCAAATGCCCGGCGGGAACAACCCGCTCATTGGGGCCGGAGCCGCCGCCGCGGCGTTCGATGACCGGACACGCGGGTTGCGTGAACGCAAGTTTCGCCAAGAGGAGCGTGCGCAGGTTGCGCAGCAGCGGCGAGCCCTCACGGAGATCGAGCTCGCGCACCGTGCGCAGCAGGAGTACGCGCGGCGTGCTCAGCAGGACCGCGAGTACGAGCTCGACGTCATGCGCGAGCAGGGGCGGGATCGACGCTTCTGGCAAGGCAAGGCGGTGGGCGCCGGTATCTCCCCAGAGATCAGCGGCGCAAACATCATCCAGATGGGGGCACGCCTCGAAGAACTCGACCCTGCGCGATATCAGGAGTTCCTCGCATGGGCGCGTGACGCGCACGGGATTGACTTCGGCGAAGGCGAGGGGCAAGTGATGCCCACACCGGAGCTAATGGAATCACTTCCAGGTGCCCCGGCGATGTTTGCGCGACTCACGCAAGCGCTCATTCCGCTCGAAGACGCGAACGATGAAGAACGTATCGGCGAGGCGTTCACCGGAGCGCTCGAGTCGGTGGGCTCCATGGACCCCCAATGGCTCGAGACCCAAGAGGGACAGCGCTGGGCCCGCGACCTAGAGTCGTCACTTCTACGCGAGGATATGACGCCTGTCGAGGCGCAGCGTCGGCGGAACCTCGCAGAGAGCGACGCAATGCAGCGCGTCGGATTGAAGCGCGATCGCACACGGTACTCGCAGAAGATCGAGGACCTCGTCGCCGAGCACAAGCTAGGCGACCCCCTTGATGATGACGCGGCGAGCCAGCTTCGCCGTATCCGCGAGATCCAAGCTCGTATCTACAACAGTCGGACTCCGCGAGAGTCGTACATCCGTGCGCTCGCGATTGCAGACCCCGACGTGAACCTAGCGTCGCGCATGGCGCACGAGGACGGAATGCGGCAGGGTCAGGCCGCGCGTGCGGTTCAGTCTGAGCAGGCAGCGCAAGCCGCGGCGCAACCTCTGCCCGAGGGCGAGCTGCCTGGAGCGACGCGTACTCCGTCGCGGGCGGACATAACCGGCGAACCAACTCGCATGACGATCGATCCGGAGCTAATGCCCGGAGCGGCTGCGGTCAACGGGGGCGGATCCGAGTCCAAGATCGGGCGCCTTCGCAAGGGCCTCCAGTCCGCCGGAATCGACATCAAGGACAAGCCTGCGGTTCGAGCGTATCTGGAGCGCGAGGCCCGTGCGGGAAACATGGAAGCCGCTGAAGCCCTTGGATGGCACGTGCACCAGGTAGGTGAAGATGGAGACGTTTGACGCCACCTTTGAAGCGTTGAACGCTCGCGCGAATGAACCGTTCGATGCGACATTCGAAGCGCTTCAGGCGCCGCCGGAGCGTGTGGATCCGACACGGAACGGGTACACGAAACTGACGGTCGGCGATTGGGCAGTGATCGATTCGATCGCGACCGACACGCGCACCTTGGGAGACGTCGGTGCCGAGTACGACTTCCTGGGAGGCAAGGACACCCCATTCTTTGGCGCAGCGGTTCGCCTGCGCGACCTCTACCAGTTGACGCGTGACACGGCAGCGATGATCTCGGGTGAGGCCGACCGCGATGCACAGATGCGCGTTGCGGCGGCACGCGCGCGATCACTTCAGGACTCGACATTCGCGGCGAAAGTCGGAGGCATCCTCGGCTCGATGGCCACGACCGGTGTCGAGTTCGGCTTGACCGCGGGCGCCGGAAGCGCGATGAAGCTCGGCGCATCTGCGAGCCTGAAGGTAGCCAAAGGCGAGGTGCTCGATGAGCTCGCATCACGTGCGAGGGAGAGTGCTGTCTCGGCCGTCGTGAAGAAGATCCCCCCGAAGCTGCTCGCTGGAGCGTCGACAGCTGTCGGGGTCACGGCTGCACAAGAGGCGGTGCCCCGCGTCTTCGGGATGGGCGGCGGTGCTTGGACGCTGGCTGCGAGCCAGCGTGCCTTCGCGGACTGGAAGCCTGACGTTGAGGAGGCGAAGCATGTGGCGGCCCTTGCCAACGAGGGGATGGCTGAGTTCGTCAACGCGAAGCACCCGCTCTGGAAGGGCATGGTCGAAAAGCTGATCGAGAACGGCTTCGAGCAATCAGGGTCCGGGATCGCGCGACTCCCAGGTTTCTCATACCTGGCAGCGATTCAAACTAAGGCCCTCGGAAAAGTCGCTGGCGGCGCGGCAGGACGCGAGGGCATGGACAAGCTCGCCGAGTTTGCGCGCAAAGGGTTCGCGTACGACGGTCCGCTCCAGGAAGTGCTAGAGGAAGTCATCGGCGGCATGGCTGTCGAGGCTTGGGGCCAACAGGATGCATCGGCCTTCGTTGACGGTCTCCCGAAGGACATCGAGGAGTTGGCGGCGCTGTTCGTGGCGACGCTCATCCCCGGCCTCGGCGGCGCCGCGATCGTGCGCACTAGGAACGCGGTTCGCTCGCAGAAGCGCGCCGAGTTGAGGGGAGAGGATCAACAGAGCAACGGGGACGAGCAGGCCCCGGAGCAAAGGAAGGAAGAAACCCCCGCAGGGGGTGACGCAATTTCGCCGGGTGAAGCGACCGTTGAGAGCTCGGTCGTGGAGCCCGGCGTTTCTTCGGAGCCTGAGTCCGTGGCGGCATTCGCGGTGGCGGCCGAGCTCCAAGATGCTCAGCACGTAGAGCCAGGCGACGAGCGTGAGGCCGCCGCAGCGCAACTCGCCGTTAACTTCGGGCGAGAGATCATCCTGGTCTCAGGCAAGGGCAAGCCTCGTCAGTCGGGGATGATTGACGAGCAGGGCCGGATGTTCGTGCATGCAGAAACGGCGTCACCGCTGGCTGTGGCTGTGCATGAACTCGGACACAAGGTTGCCGACACTCTTGGACCCGACCGGTTCCGGTCCGAGGTCGCGAAGATCGAAGAGGTCGCCCCCGGATTCGTTGCTCGCTACACGGAGCAATGGCGGCGCAGGGCCGAACGGGCGGATCCGGGCTCGTCAGGCGTTGACCCGGACACCGAGCTACAGGAAGGATTCGCGACGCTTGCAGAAGAGCACGCTGCGCTGATCGCTCACGCGACGACCGAGCAAGGGGCGGCGGATCTCGAGATAGTCGCGAGGCAAGCACCGACGCTCTTCCGGTCGATCGTAGACGCGGTCAAAGACCTATTCGGGCGACTGCCGAAGGACTCCCTACGCGCCGCTCGGCAGCGCATCGAGAGCATCACTGGCACCGCCCCAGACCAGCAGGCCGCACAGCTCTCGCAAGCTCTCTCAGACCTCTACACGCGCACGCTGAATCCGGAGGCGAAGCAAGAGGCCCAGGGGGCCACGGACGCCGTCCGTGCGCGATCGGGCGCTGACTCCAGTCCGCAGCCAGAGGATGGCACTGCGGCGCTCCTGGGGGAGCTACAGCAGGAGGCGGACCGTCTCGGCGTCGCGCGCGTCCGAATCGTCCCACGGGGACCTGGAGCGGATCCTGCGCTACGTGAACCGACGCCGGGTCCGAGCCTAGAACCCTCCCCGCGCACCCAGTCCGATAGCGGTGACGGGGTGGTCGAAGCTCCGCCGCGAGATGAGTACGCATCGGGGTCACGACCGCCGCGTCCGGACCGGAATAACCCCCTGGTGACGGCAGAGGGTCGTGCAGCCCTGGACGCTGTCGATCGCGGGAGGAACGAGCAGGGGCTCCCCGAGGTGATGCCGAGAGCGGACTCAATGCGCACCGCGCGCGAGCGGCTCCGTGAGGACTACTCAGGCACCCGGATCGAGATCGAGAAGAAGTTGGCTGCGGGGGACCAACTCTCGTCCTGGGAGACGCATGCCGTCGTGGACATCATGGACGGCCTCTCACTTGAGGCGTTGCGTGGTGTTCCTGGTGCGATGGGGGACTTCGTCGAGATCGGTGAGGCATACCGCGCGGTACGCGGAGAAACGGCGCGAGCTCTCGCAACGATTGCGGGCCGCGGTCGCCCTGGAGCAGACGGCAAGTCCGCACGGGAGATGGTTCTCGACATGCTCTCGGTCCCGACCCGCGCGAACCGTCGCAAGCTGCGAGAGATTGAGCGCGAGGCGGGGGACATCATCCGCAGGGTCGGGAAGTTCAAGGGCGACAAGGCCCGCTTCCTCACGACCAGATTCCAGCGCGAGTACACCGAGCGGACGAGTAGGCGGTTCGCACCGACGTCTGATCTCCGGTTTGCGCCGAACGACTTCAATGATCGTGGGCAACCGATCTCGGAAGAGCGTCTCGAGCACCTCGCAGAGCAGAAGGAGAAGATCAAGGCCGACGAGGCGAAGCGCATGGAACGCGCGGCGGAGGCCCTACAGCGAGCAGGGTTCGACCCCTCAGATATGTCCGCCGAGCGGATGCTCGATCCGAACGACGGCTGGAAGATCAAGAACATCATCTCCGCCGCCAAGGCGACTAAGACGGAGAAGCTCCTGGAGTATCGCTACGCATCGATGCTGTCTGGCGTACGAACGCACGTGCGCAACATGACGGGCAACGGCGTACAGCTCTTCCTCGAAGGCCCAGCGCAGAAGGGCGCCGAGGCTCTCGTGAACCTGGCTATCAAGGACCCGAACAGTCCGGCTGGTTCAGAACTCGCGTGGTGGTCTCGTGGGTTCTTCGCACATTTGCGCCCGGCGTTTAGGAATCTCGTCAATGCCTACCGCACAGAGGGCCCGACGTGGGAACTCGACCTCCAGCGCAAGGGTGTCGAGATGGGTGAGTACGGATCGCGGCTCGATGCCATTCACGGCGTCAAGAGCGCGAATCCGATGATGAAGGCCCTGCGTCATCTGTCGCTCAACACCCTTCAGGCTGGAGATGAGTTCATCAAGACGCTCTCGGGCGGAGCTGAGGCATGGTCGCTCGCGTTCCGGAACGCGCACAACGAGAAGTTGCGTGGCAAGGAGCGGGAGGTGCGAGCCATGGAGATGCTCGCGGACGCCAACGATCCGCTATGGACGCAGTCGCTCTACAAGGCTCGAGCGGTCACGTTCCAGGACGAAGGCGGTGTAGCTTCGCAGAAGGCGAATGAGATCCTGAACAAGTTCGTCGGTTCGCTCGATGAGCTTGGAGAGAACACCGTCCGCATTCCGATCGGGACGCTTCTCATTCCGTTCAGGCGTACGCCTATCCGAATCGCCGCGACTGCGCTTCGCCGCACGCCGCTCCAATCGCTCGTCCTGCCGTCGCGCTGGATCAATGGCGTCTACAAAGGGGATCGAAACGCGCTCGTCCGGGATCTGGCGGATGCGATGATCGCTTGGGGCCTGACGCTTGCCGTCCTTGAGCTCGTGGACAAGGAGGACGAAGACGGGCTCCCCTTCATCACGGGCTCGCGATCGGACAGCAGCGGGGAGAACGCGCTCTCGTATCGAACCGCGCCGCCAATGTCGATCCGCGTCGGCGACGAGTATCGCGACTACAGCAGCGTAGAGCCGTTCTCAACGTCCGTTGCGATGCTCATTGCAGGAGCGACCAAGTTCAAGGAGACGGGCGACATCGAGGTATTCCAGGCGCTCCTCGCAGCAGCAGCTTCGCAGACGAAGGACAAGACGTTCATGCGGACGATCGGGGACCTCATGGAACTTGCGGACGGTCAGCGCGTCGGCAAGGATCGGTTCCCGGCGTTCTTGCGCAGCACACTCGTTACGCCGATGGTGCCGAACGCAATCCGCCAGGTCGCTCGAGAGTCTGATGACGTGCTTCGAGAGCGCCGCACTTCCGATCAAGGGAAGCTCGCGTTCTGGACGGATGGGATCATGTCCACGAGCGCGGACCCCATCGCCCGACTTACGGGCGCAGAGCCCAAGCGACCGAAGTACGACCTATGGGGGCGGGTGATCGAGCGGCCCCATGTACGCCACCAGGCGACGGACCTGGTGTTCCGCTTGCTTGACCCGCTACCGCCGCGGCAGTCACTCGACGAAGTGTCACGCATCGATATCGCTCTGCGCAGGTGGAGGCAGAAGGTGGACACCGGAGAGGTCACGGAGGGGCGCTACTCTCTGCCCGGTCGGCCTGCTACCGGATTCTCGATCGACGGCGTGAAGTACACGATGACGCCGAGCGAGTATGAGCGCTACGCCCGCGATTCCGGCCAGGCTGCGTCGGCGTCGATCTTGGGCAACACATCAATCAAACTCGACGATCCCTCTCAGAAGGATCACGACGCGATTCACAAAGCGATCAGAAGCGCCCGGTCGGCCGTCCTCAAGGAGATCAAAGCAGAGCGGCGCAGCCTGGCGAGCACGAGATGAGCCAGAGCACGAAGACGGCATACGCCCAGAGCGCGAGCGTGCGCAGTACCTCCTTGCGATCCTCGGTCATTCGTATCACTCCCCAACCCTACACGACCCCGCGCATTCCTACTGCCACGCGCGAGGCCGCACTGCCCCCCTTGGAATCGAATCACCCAACACCGCCCGTAGCCCCAAGGGGACGCAATGGACATCCACGACCTCGCCGAGATCACATCGCTGGTTCTCACTACTCCGACCATCTTTCTATCTGTAGCGGTGGTGTGGCTCTGGGCACCATCGGCGGTTAGGGCAGTGCGAGCGGGACTCGCAAGCGGGGATGACTGGTTCATCCTCGGCGTAACGCTCGGGTTCGTGGGCTCGTCGGTAGATAACCTGTACTGGTCGCTCCCGTGGACCGCGTCGTTCCTGTCGCATCCGTGGGCGGACCCGCTGTTCGAGAGCGGGGTGTACATCAACGTCCCGTTCCGCCAGGGCTTCGGGATCTGCGCCGCGTACTGCCACCTTCGAGCCGCCGAGGTATCGCTCAAGGGCCCGGCGCGCATCCTGAACAAGCTCCTCGTGGCCTCATACGTCCTCTCGTTCGCGTTACTCGCGGCGCTCCTCTCAGCCAAGTTCATGTAGTGCAGACATCCGGTGTAGACGTGACGGTGGTCGTAGCGGCCGGGACAGCAATGGGGGGCGCGATTGCGTTCCTCTTCAAGATCGTGATCGAGTTGTCACGTGAGCAGTCCCAGACGCGCGAGGAGGTAGGTGAGTTCCGTGGGCGACACGAGGGCATCAAGCACCTGTCCGCGCAAGTGCTCCAGACCGTGCACGACGCTACAACTACAGCCGCGAGCCAGCCGCGCGAGGAGCCAATCCCGGAAGCTCGAGTAGAGCCGAGCCCGGACACCTAGCGCCACCTACGCCAGAGCAGGAGCGTGAGCAGCACCAGCAGGAGGGCCAGCGCTACGCCGAGTTCGTGGCCGGGGAGGGTCACGGGGAGTCGATGGACTTCGGCTCCATTGCACGGTCGCGCCGTGCGTCCCAGCCTTCCGGCGCGCACAGCTTGAGGAAGGACTCGTCATCGCCCTCGTGGAATCCAGCGACGTTGACTTCTCGCAGCAGTCCCCGCAACCCCTCGGCCTCGGCGCGGGCGGCGTTCCGTTCACGAAGTAGGCGCGCGGCGTAGGATCGCTCAGAGCCGTCTTCCGGAACTCTGTCGTTTGGTTCGGGGATGGATTCCGCATCCATCGCCAGGGGTCCTCTTCGCCTCGCGACTTGCTCGAGGATCTCCCCGCGCCACTCGCTCCATCCATCGCCCGGAAGGTCGAGATTGAGGAAAGCCTCAGCGACGTCCGGGAAGCGGATGAGTAGATCGACGCACCGGAGGGCGTCCGAGTTGTCACGCGGCGCAACCGGGGATAGAGAACGCGGAAGGGGCAGTGACGGGTCGAATGCCGTCAAGATCGCCAGCGCGCTATAGCCCGCTTCCGGCCCTAGCATCCATTCGAGGTACTCGACGCGCCGCTCGGCTTCCCGCCGCTCGTAGCGCTCCTCAACGGCTTGCTCGTTCAGCCCCCGTGATTCGTCCTTCTCGCGGGCGAGTGCAGCCTCCAACTCGGCGACGCGGGCGCGGAGGGCGTTCAAGTTCGAGCGCTCGATACAGACCTCGACACCTTCTTCAAACCAGTCCTCGCTATCGTCGTCGTACAGAACGCGGTACGCGGGGCCTGGGTCACCCTCAAGGACGTCACCCTGGTGAGACGCTGGCGGGTCGTACCTGTCGACGCGGTAGACCACACCTTGCACGACGCGATCCCCGTTGCGCAGGTCTTCGATGCGGACGTAGCCGGCATCGTCGACACGCGGCTCGGCCGCGGGCTCCACGGCGCCGGAGTCGATGGGCGGATCAATTCCCATCGCCCTCGTCCTCCTCGATGAACGTGAGCGCTCGACGCACGTACTCGTCCTGCCGGTCGCAGAGGGGGCAGACTTCGATGTACCCGGCAGCGTTGAACGTCCTTCGCAGTGCGAACCTGTAACGCAGGCCGTTCCACCCATCGGTCGCCGCTTCTGCGATCTCGATTAGCCGCGCCGACGTCTCGAGATCGGGCGGCACGCCTTCAGTGTTGACGTAGATCGGCTGGCACGGTCCCGCGTGACAATTTTCGTCGTCGCTGCAAGCTGTCAGCGCGAGCGATGTGACTGCGGCGAGTGCAAGGGTTCGGAGAGCTGCGATGGATCGCGGTTCTTGTGACTCAGGCATTCGCGCCACCTCCGCCGAGTAGCAGTTGCGGCTTCTCGCCGGACTCGATCGAGAGCACGAGGTTGTGCCCGATCGCTTCGTAGACGGTTCGACCGGCACCGGGCACTACGGTCCAAGCTAGGAACTCCTCTTCGATCGTCGAGATGCCGACCTCGCACGCTTCGAGCTTCGCCTTCACGACGAGCAGCAGAGCGCGCCAGCGCGAACGGCACGCTTGTTCCCAAGCCTTCTCGGCTGCATCCGCGGCCCGCTTCTGGCCCTTCGAGGGCGTGTGCGTGAACTCGCGCGACTCTGGGTCGGGGAGTTGAAGCTCCATGCGGATCGCTCTATCGCCGAACACGAACCCGATCGCCGCCACGTCGCCGTTCCATCCGGCGATGAACTGCGACGCGCCGTACCGGTGTAGGAGCGCTTCGATCTCCGCGCGCGACTTCGCGACGCTGACGCTCGTCTGTGAGGCGTACGCCATCACTCGACCTCCGTGGGGTTCATGGATCGCGATTCCTGCCCACTCATGACGCGCTCCTGCGCCACTCCAGGGCGCTAACGGTCCGACCGGGCTCGTCGAGCACGTTGAGGCGCGCGAACGAGCCGTGAAGCTCTAGGGCGGCCTCGTTGTACGCAGACGCGGCTTCACGTTCGGTCACGTAGCTTCCCAAGTGACGATGCTTGCCGTTCGTGCTGATGAGTGCGGTCCAGCGCTTCGACGGTCCTGATTGCGTGACACCCCGGTACGCGCTCTTCGTTCGCTTGTTCGGCCCAACGTTGCGAGCGTTCTCGCTGCGCGAGCATGCGCGTAGGTTCCCTGACGCGTTGTTCGATGAGTTGCCGTCGATATGATCGACTTCGAGCGGCCAGGCGTCCGCGCCGTGAGCGATCGCGTAGACGACGCGGTGGGCGTAGTACTGGGCGCCCTTGAAGCCCACCATCCAGCGACCACGCGGAAGGATGCGCCCAGCAGGATCTCCGGGTCGTCGGCTGCCGCACTTGTATCGAAAGCGGAGCCCTGATGGCACAGAGCCATCGAGCGAGTACTGCGCACGCAGCTTCTCGACATCCGGGAGTCGACGAATTCGGGTGCCGCGGCGTGTCGGTTCGATGGATTGCAAATCTCCCGCCTCACCCTCGCTCACCGGGTCTCCCGACCCCGCGTCGCCAGGCGCTTGTCCGCGCAACTCCCAGCACGTCCCAACGCCGGTAGATTTTGTGGGCTCCGCTACGGGCTCCACGCCTTCGGGAGTGGATGGATTTTTGGGGTGCTCAGGCATCGGATTCCTCCTCGCCGAGGGCTTTGGCGAGGGCGACGTTCTCCTCCATCAGCGCAATCAACCGATCGAGACGCGCGCAAATCGCTTCGGCTCTATGGTTCGCGCAGTCATTGAATTGCCGGATCGGAGCCGTGGTGAAGTCACCGACTCCGGCGTAGGTATCGCGCATGTTCGCCCACGGGGCGAGCAGCTCCTCGTCGTGCGCGCTCATGCGTCCGCCTCCGCATCTCGCTCCTTCAGCGTGTCGAGCTTCGCGTCGAGCCAGGTAAGGGCGTCGGACGGACGGTTGAACGTCTTCACGATCTCCTCGTCGCGAACGAGTACACAGCCCGACGACGTCGCGGACTTGTAGAGATCGACGAGGTATCCCTGGGCTTCCAGGCGATCGAGGAGCGCTGCGGTCTTGGTTCGTTCAGTCATGGGTTCGTGTGTGAGTAGGGCCGCGCCCGACCTTCCGTGAGGAAGGCTGCTCCGCCCCCTCCGAGGGGCATCCGGGCGCGGCTGTGAGTGGCGTAGACGGAGGGACTCGAACCCCCAACCGCTCCGTTAACAGCGGAGCGCTCTGCCAGTTGAGCTACGTCTACGTGTGGCGCCCCTCCCGGGAATCGAACCCGGTCCCATCTCGAACCCGTCGGATCGAGTGTGCTCGCGTACACCATCGGGGCCTAGTTGCGGGCCTTCCACCCGCTCGGCTTGCGCTTGCTACCCGCGCCCTTCTCCCTTCTCGAAAAGTGTGAAAGGTGATGACTCTTTCCCTACGGCGCGGGCGTGCTCGTTAGTCCGCTACGCGCGCGATGAACTCTTGCTCTAGGTCGCGCTCGTACGTGACGGCCCACGCGCCTTCAGGCAACGCGTAGTGCCGATGCTCTGGATGCGTGACCGTGCATCCACCCTTGCCGACGATGAGCAGTGGGCCAGTGAGTGCGTCGCCGCGCCTGGCGTGAACCGTCACGTCTCCCTCGACGATGTGCCGTGAGCCTTGCGTGTTCCCAGGCGCGAGTTGTCGCTGCTCCGTGACCTCGCCGCGGTCCACTTTCGGGTCGCAGAACGTCAGGAGGATATCCCCCTGGCGTACATGTGATCCGATAGAGCAGATGGCGGGGATGATCTCGGTCTTGCGCTCGTGTTGAGACGCCTTACGGCCCGACGCGCGGACCTCATCAATTGCTTCTGTGATGTTCATGGTGCTAACCCTGGGCTAGACAGGTCGATGAAGAAACTCCGGTGATCGCCACGTAGGCGTCCTCCGGAGTGGTTGCATTAGCCGGGGCGCGCATCGTGTACGTGCGGTCCGTGCTCCCGTCGCTTGCTACGAGGTACTTGTCACCGTTTGGCATCTGGACAAGTGCGCGCGAGATAGAGCCCGCGGATTCGTTCCATGATTCGATCAGCACTGAGTCAATCGACAGGAGACGTGCGTCCGCGTCGACTAGGTATCGCTCCCATCCATATCGCTCGATCATGATGCGGCGCACCTCCGCATGGCCCTCGCCAGCGATCATCGCGACCGTGATTGACTCGGGTTTCTCGACGACATCGCGCGGTACACGCACGCCCTCGATCGAGTAGATCGCAAAGCCATCCGACCAGCGCATTGCGGGTCCATCGAGGCAGTGCAGAACGGGTTCCCCGGCGCGATTCACGCCGCGATGCACCTCGATAGGAGCGTCCGAGGCTACGGCGAACTCCTTACAGCCCCACCAATGCCCAAGCTCCCAACATTCATCGCGCCATGCCAGTGCTGCGGCATGTGCAGGACCGTCGAGTACAAGGCCGCACACTTCGATGTAGAAGAGCCGCCAGGCGCACCAGGCCGACCAGTTACGGGCGCCCATGTAGAAATGCCAGTTTGAACGCACCTGGGCGCGCACCTGGTCGTGCACCTGGTCGTACACCTGGGCGTGCACCTGGGCGCGCACCTGGTTGTACACCTGGGCGCGCACCTGGGCGTCCACCTGGGCGTCCACCTGGTCGTACACCTGGGCGTGCACCTGGGCGCGCACCTGGTCGTACACCTGGGCGTCCACCTGGGCGTCCACCTGGGCGTCCACCTGGGCGTGCACCTGGGCGTCCACCTGGGCGTCCACCTGGTCGTACACCTGGGCGTCCACCTGGTCGTGCACCTGGTCGTACACCTGGTCGCGCACCTGGTCGCGCACCTGGGCGTCCACCTGGTCGTGCACCTGGTCGTGCACCTGGTCGTACACCTGGTCGCGCACCTGGTCGTCCACCTGGGCGTCCACCTGGGCGCGCACCTGGTCGCGCACCTGGGCGTGCACCTGGTCGTACACCTGGTAGTGCACCTGGGCGCGCACCTGGGCGTGCACCTGGTCGCGCACCTGGGCGCGCACCTGGTCGTCCACCTGGTCGCGCACCTGGTCGCGCACCTGGGCGTCCACCTGGTCGTACACCTGGGCGCGCACCTGGTCGTACACCTGGGCGTGCACCTGGGCGCGCACCTGGTCGTCCACCTGGGCGTGCACCTGGTCGCGCACCTGGTCGCGCACCTGGGCGTGCACCTGGTCGCGCACCTGGTCGCGCACCTGGGCGTCCACCTGGTCGTACACCTGGGCGTACACCTGGGCGTGCACCTGGGCGCCGCTCTTCCTACGCATGTAAGCAACGGCTGGACCAGAGGTCAAAGCGGCGTATGGAGATGGGACGAACACTACAGCCCGAGGGGGCGCTAGACCTGCCGCAACGTACTTGCGGTGCAATGCATCTCGCGCGGCATCATGGTCGATCGGCTCCGTGGAATACGCACGGTCAATCCACTTCTGCGCGTAGCCCGGGAGCTGCGCTTCCTGACCCGGTGTCAGTTTCCCGATGTACTTCATGATCAGAACGGCGTGTCGTTCGGGTCGTTGTAGCTGCCGCCCGTGTCCCCGTACCCGGAGTCGCCGCCGCCGTACATCGAGCCCTGCTGACGTTGCTGTGGGGGAGAGGTCTCGCGTGACTGCTCGCGGTCGGACTTCGCACCAACGAACGTCCAACGGAACGCTTTGAAGACGATCCGGGAACGCTTCTGCCCGTCCTTCTCCCAGCGCTGTTGTTCGGGCTCACCCACGACGAACGCCAAGTCACCCTTGCTGTGGTACTTCGCGAAGTTCGTCGCCTGGTCGCCAAATATGACGCAGTCGAAGAAGCTCGGCACGTCCTCGCCCTTGCTCTTCCTGTTCACGGCGATGGCGAACTGGCACACGACCGTTCCGCGCGCGTCTTTGATCTCGGGGTCACGGACAAGGCGTCCGCCAATCTGGAATGCTGAGAAGTTCATTGAGCCGGTCCTTCGATCTGGGGCGTGGGGGATTGGATAAGTGCCTGAGCCGCGGCGCCGAATACGGCGTGAGGCTCCTCTCCCTTCTTGAGGCGGGCCATTGCGGCGTTCAGGTGCGCCACTGCGGGTTCAGGTAGAGCGGCGAGTGGGGTGCCGTTCAACTCCGCAACGAGTGCCGCCTCTCCAACGCCGTACGGCGCGAAGGCGGCGATAACCTTCTCCGGTGCGGGCGGAGCGAGGGCGCGCCGCCCGTTACCGTTGCCTTGCCCGTTGCGCGGCGCTTGGCGAGCCTCTCGACTGTCGTGGCGTTGCTGCTGGCGCGCACCATCGTCGTCATCGTCAGGCGCGAGGCCCAGGATGCCGAGCAGTGCGTATCGGCGGCAGTACGTGATGACTGAGCCGATGTCCTGCGGTCCGCTCTTAGCGAGAGGGAACATGACGCGGACATGGAGTTCCCAGTCCTTCTCGGGCGAGGCGAGGATAGTCTCCGCGCCCGCACGTTTGCCGTCCACGATCGGGGGTTGCATCAAGAGGATCTTGTGCGTCTCGAGCGCGGGACGGATTGCATCGAGAACCGTGGGGAGTCCGGCGTACGTGTACTTACCCCGACCTGAGTCCCCCTGGGAGTCCTTCAAGATCGGCTTGAGGTCCTTGACGACGTCGAGGAGTTGCGAGTACATCGCGGCCGTGTTGCCCAATGGCTCGAACGACAATGCATCCGACGTTTGCGCGGCTGCGCTTCCGTTGTGCTCACTCATGACGCCTTCACCTCCGGGCTCGGTGCCGCCTTCGGCAGTTGCGGGATCGCGCGGAGAGATCGGACGCCGCGCTTATTCGTCCTGAACGAGAACGCATGCGCACCGTCCTCGGTAGAGCCCCAAGCGGCGGAGCCCATGCGTTGAATCAGGCGCGCTTTCGCCGCCTTCTCGGCGTCCTTAGCTGTGTCGGCTTGGGTCTTCGCCGCGACGTATGCGCCCGCCTCTTCGATGGGCAGCGTGACCGTGCGCGGTTCGTCGTCTGGGTGCAGCTCACGTAGGAACGACTCGTCGCGACTGACCGCGACAGGCTCCACTTCGTCGATGATGTGGCGTTGCCACCACGAGCGCACAGCGTCCTCGATCTCGCGTCGCCGTTCGTCGGTGACGATTACTTCCGTCGATTGCGTAAGGTCGTCCTCACGCGCAGCGGGCGGCATCAGTGCACAGACGAATCCGCGCCGCAATCCGCAGATGGCAAGGTATGCCTCGACCTGGTGGATGTAATGCTCTGGGCACACGCCTGGCGCCCACTGGTCACGCGTGTAGAAGCTAGGCGCCTTGCCCTCCCAGATGCAGACCTCGCCCGTCATTGGATCCGTGACGAAGCCGTCGGGAGAACCCATGAGGTAGGGGATATCGGGATGGATCGCGAGGCGACTGTTCAGATCCACGGGCATACCCGTTGCAACCTCGAACTGCTGCGCCGCGACGGGCTCCATTACGTTTCCCCAGCGCATGAACGCGTTCTCCTCGTCCACTCGACCGCCACCGAGTTCCAACACTCGGTAGTAGATATCGAGCGCGGTGCGGTACGCGGGGAGGCCAAGGACTGCGGCGAGGTCGGTGCCGGTGATGGCCTTGCGCCGGATGTCGTGCCACTCGGCGGAACCGTGCACGATGTCGGTGAGGTTGAAGTCACTCACGACGCCACCCTCCCCTCACGCTTCGCTGCCTCGAACGTCAGGCGGCCGAGGTATGCAAAGTGGACGAGCCTGTTGTGCGACAGGATCGCCTCACGATCGAGTAGTTCGTCGTAGCTGGAGCCGTCAGTCTCGCCCGCTTCAATCGCGCGATCCGCAGACACGCACGCGTACTCGCATCGGTAGCCGCATGCGGAGCACGCGACTTGAAGCAGCTTGTGACTGCCCCTGCCCGTGTTGATGCCGCACGCCTCGTTGCACAGCGGGCACGGCTCGATCTGCGGGAAGTTCATGCCGCCCTCCCAACTTCGTAAGCGGCATCCTGGAGGTCACTTTCCAGCAACACGTAGAACGCGTGCGCAATGTTGCGGGGGATGCAACGGCCCGGTGCGGGCTCGATGAGTTCCGAGAACACGAGTAGCCCGAGGCTACGATCGCGCTCCCAGTCTTCGACGGCGTCCGCGATGAACGTGAACCACGAGGCCACGCCATCGCAGTCAGCCCACTCCGCATCGTCCGTCTTGAAGTCGTACGACTCAGGCGTGCCTTCGCAGCCGAAGGTGATATCCACCGGCCACCGGATCCCCGCGTACGTGACGACGGTTTGCAGTGGCGATTCATTGATCGTGAACCGCCGCTCGAAGGCCGCGAGGTCTACAGCGTCAACGATGTTCGTCACAGCGACACCTCCGACGCGAGCTGGAGGAGGATGAACAGCGTCGCTTCGATCGCGACCAGAAGCGCAGCGCCGATCAGCGCCGCCGCAGCGAGAATGCAGACGTCCCCGAAGGTCAGTCCACGTCGCGCGTTACTGGAGTCGCCCGACTGTAACAGCGCCCACGAAGGCGCAGCCGTTCGCGCACTTTGCGCAACGGCGGTGGGGGCGGTAGCCGCCCCGGAGGAGGGTTTGAGCATAGGTCATCACGTAGTAGTGCCCGAGTGATTAGCTCGAGCGGACACCCACACCTTCGGCTGCGGGGCTTCCGCAGTCAACGTCAATCCCGAAAATGCGGGAGAGTTGCGCACGTCGTTACTACCCTGCGCGGCACGCGGGGCTGGACCGAGCATTGGTCACACGGGTCCCGCGAGGGCTTCGGTCCGGCTAGAACCCCCATCGCGCCGTTGAAGCGGGGCTGATTACCCCGTGGAGGGGCGGTGGGGGCGACGGCTTCGGTTGCAATTCGGTGCTGCTCAGGTCGAGTCGAGTGCAGCTACGGGCTACATTTCTACCCACCGCTAGGTCGATGGTTGATGCAGACTGGAGCGCACTGGCAGACCAAGTGGCCCCCGACGATGAATGAACTTGACGACATGAAGCGCGTCTTCGACGCCCACCGGGCGGAGTGGATCGAGCAAGGCCGAACGGGCCAGTGGGCGCTGATCGGACCGGACGGCCCGGTTGACTTCTTCGTTGAGTACGTCGAGATCGTCAAAGCTGCCGCTCGACTGTTTGGCAATGGCCCCTGCCTGATCCAGCAAGTGCTCCCTGAGGATCCCATCGAGATCATTCAGCGCGTGGACTTCAGCGCGTTCGCGTGACCGGAAACCCTCAGCAGCGCCGATTGGGTGGAAAGAGGGGCGGCAAGGGTAAGAAGCCCCCCAAGGTGCCCGACGCTCTCAGGATCGGCGGAAAGATCGAGAATGACGCGTGCTCGATCAAGCTCCACATCTTCAACCCGCTCGAGGCTGGGGGCGTGAAGGGCCAGCAGCCGCCTCGACTCTTCAAGGTCAAGGCCATCATCGACACGGGGGCGACCTCGACGACGATCAGCGCTCGTTTGGCTCAAAAGATCGGCATCACCGGACACACCCGTATCCGTGTGGGGACTGCCGCTGGCGAGGTCGATGGTTGGCAGGCACCGGTCGGTATCGCGTTCCTCGACCTCGAGACAGGGCGGACCGTCTCGCGCGTGCAGCCGATGGCGATCATGCCGATGCACGACGACGTCCTATTCGGCATGTCGGACATCGCGCAGGGACGGCTCGTGGTGAACGGTGAGGCTGGCGAATGGAAGTGGATCTTGCCCGGCGGCAGTGTCGGCAACCCGAAACCGTAGTCACGAGAAGCGGCCGACGATGAGCGGCCCCCAGCGCGCGATGCGCCGAGGGCCTGGGCGTTCGGGAAGAACGGCGAGCGGCGGTTGACGCCACCGCACGCAGCGCCCAGATGAGAGGCGCCCCCGCTTGAAGTCTGCCGAACCACGCCAGTGAACGTCACGGTTTCGACGTAAGCGTGTAGCGTGAGGCGGCACCCAAACTCTCACGAAGCGCCTGCCATGGTTCGACCCCTTGCTATCGCGTGCCTCCTTCTGGCGGCGTGCACTACGACTGGTTCCGTTCTCGAGATCGGCCGCGATACCTTCACGGTGTCGGGTCGAAGTGAGTGGGGTTCAGGCAAGGCGCGAAGCGCGGCGATCAACGCCGCCAACCGATACGCCGCGGAGCGGGGGATGCGTATGAAGGTCGTGACGATGCAGCCCGGGTGGGACCGTGACGCTCTCGGGGATCGGTGGTACACGATGGATCTAACCTTTCGTGTGATCCCGCAGGATGACCCCGAGTATCAAACGCGTCCAAACCTCATCCCGAGCCAGCGGACGGTGATTACGCACGAGAACGCGCCTCCTGCGGCGCCGCCACAGGCTGCTCAATCGACCCCGAAGCCTGGAGGGGATGTTGACGCCTACCTCCGGGGACTACTGGAGCGCGGTGAGATCACTCCAGAGCAGTACGGGCGCCTCGTTGCCGAGCGCCTCGGTGTGACGGGCGACGACGGCGAATAGGCGTCCGCGAGGTTTCCTCCGAAAACCGTGACGGGTCGTCGCAGGCCATACGTTCGGCTCGGTGCCCCCGGGTAGACGGGCCGCGGCGCTCCCGTGGAGAGACGACGCCGCGGCCCTAGTGGCATTCCTAGGAATGGCGACGAACGTGTGAGACCGCCGCCGCAAGCGTCCAATGAAAGGCGCCTCCGCGCCAATTGTTCCACTTGTGCTCATACCTGGAAAGATAAGCACGGAGTATCTACTCCCCAGGAGCGCAAACAGTCGGTATCACCAGGCTTGTGATGGATCACGAATGCAACATGCCACTGTCGGGTCTGTTCACAGAGGATCGCCAGCTACTTAGGCTGGCTGCCGGAGACCCGGTGCGGGCCCTTGCGTACATCGACTCGGTGCGGTGGGTAGAGGGCGCTGATTGCCCCTCGTGCGGCAGCGAGGACACCTACGCCATTACCGGCCGGAGTGGGACGGCGCGCAAGACGGTGGCATGTCGAACCTGTCGACACCAGTTTGGATGGCGAATTGCGACCCCATTCGCCGGAACGCGCGTTCAGCCGGAGCACGTCCTATACGCCGTTGCGGGTCTCCTCGATGGGGACCGACCCGAAGTTGTCGCGGTAGACGTAGAGCGCGAGTTTGGCTGTGGGGTGCGTATGGCGCGACTGGTCCTGAATCGTGTCCTCATGCTCCGCGCAAGCCTCAATGGCCTTGGAGCGGACGACGAAATCGACCAGAAGGAAGTCGTACGGTGGCTGCCGGTGGCTGCGATTGCAGCAACTGCGACCATCCTCGTTTGCACTGCGTTCTTCGCGCCGAGCGCCCGCGCCGTAAACGAGCTTAATACGCACTGGACTTTCAACGGCGACACCATGTCCCATCGAACCATCGCGTTCGTAGAGGAGTCATACTGGGACCTCACGCGCCGCCACGCTCGCGAGGTGGCGCAGATCAAGGGCCACCTCAACAGCAGAGATTAGTCATGTCTGGAGTCCTCTCCACGCAATTCGACTGCAACGGAACACGTACCACATGGGCAACCGCTCGGGGGAAGAACCCCCTAGAGCCCATTCTTGACTTTGCCGACCGTCACAGCGACGAAGTGAAGGACGCCAAGCTCGATTGCAGCAGCAACGTCATCGCGCTCCCGTCGATCACCTCAACGTGGGAGAGCGACATCGGCACGACGACGTATGGCTCGGATGACGGTCAAGCACAGCACGATTTGGACGTCATCGAGATCCAGAAGGAAATTCCCCCTGCGTAGCTAACTCAGTGACGGGTAGGTGTTTGAGCCTCGCGCGATCCCCCGTTGATCAAGGATTTGCGCTACGGCGGGTAGCGTGCCCGTGCGCCGCTTTCTACGTTGCGGATGTCGAGACCTACTCGGAGTGAGATCCGACTCGGCGTCCAATGAAAACCGCTCTGCCCAAAGCGGCAGCCCCGTATCGCACGGGTTCTCCGCACTCCGACCGTCGTCGGCCCACGCTCGCATGAGTGGGGTCGACGGCAACTCGTCTGCGCCCGAGGCGGCGACGATCGACGCGAAAGAGATCGCGTCCATCATCGGTATGACCGTGGCGACCGTCCGCGAGTGGCGGAAGCGCACGTGGATTCGAGAGCCGATCGACCGTCCGGCGAAGGGGTTCGCGTGGTGGCGCGTCGAAATCTACGAGGACCTTGGCCGCCGTGGGTATGGACCGTGGGCGCACAAGTACGCGCCTAGTTCATCTGACCAGCGGGGGACGTCATGACTCCTCCGCGCGGGCTCGATCAGGGCATCCTGAAGAAGGTCAACGGGGTATGGATCTTCACATACACCGCCATCGACAAGGCTGGAAAGCGTTCGCGCGGCTCTCACACCCTCGGGCCGTCTAAGCGCATCGCTGAGGCCGAAGCCAGGAAGCTGATCGATAAGCGCAACGAGCGCCTGTACGGAGTCGGTCCCGACGAGCGGCCTAACGAACCGTGGCGCCCGTGGCTTGAGCGTTGGCGCACTTCCTATGCCAAGGAGCGCGGCGATCTCAATGCACGCAGGTCCGCGGCACGCCTGGAGCGTGTGCTCGATGGAGTCGACGCCGTCAGCTTCGGCGACATAACGATCGGAGCGGTGACGCTCTACCTGGACGAGCTGAGCGATCGTTTCAGCGCCTCCACCGTGAACGACTACATCGCGAGTCTCCGCGTGTTCCTCTCATGGTGCGTGCAGCGCGAGGTCATCCCCGAGGAGAACGCAATCCGGCCGAAGTACCTCAGCGTGAGCGGTGCTCTCGAGCGTCCTGAGTTCACAGAAGAGCAGGTTGCAGCGATCTTCGCCGCTGGACGGGCGCGAGACGCTGCGGCTCGGCGGAACTGGGGCGCGTTTGGCTCCGGCAGTCATGGCCGACTGAAGTACGCGCAGCCGTTCCCACGGATGCACACGATCGAGTTCCTAACGCTGACCATCAGTCGGCCGGGGGCCGCGCGGCAGGTGCGAAACTGCGATGTCTACCGTGAGCCGGAGAAGCGCTTCGTGCACTTCCGCGCGGCGACGATGAAGGCGAAGAACGACGTCTACGTGCCGATTGAGGGAGCGCTCGAAGAGCTGATCGATCGCATCGACGCGACCCACCTTGAGATCACTGGGCGCGTAGGGCGCCCGGAGGAGACTCTGCTCCGCTCACCGGCGGGTCTCCCGTGGACGAAGAACTCCCATCCGCTCGTGAAGTGGTTCCAGTCCGCGATGAAGGACGCGGGGATCGAGAAGGAGGTCCCGGGGTTCAAGGATCGCGACGTGTACTGCCTTCGCGGCTTTGGCGTGACGCGGATGTTGCGTGCCACACGCGATCCCGTGCTCGTGGCGAAGATCGGCGGCTGGACGGACCCGAAGGTCATGCTGAGGCACTACGAGAAGCTGAACCTCGGTGACACACGCGAAGCCATCGGCGCGATGCAGTTGCCGACGGGAATCACGGAACAAATCGCTGGCGAGGCTCCGGACGCCGGGTCGGGAGGCGCACGCGCACCCCCTAAGTTCTGCCGACGTCTCGGCTTGCGACGGCGGTTGCACTCACGGCGCAGCATGACAAGTGCCGAGAGAATATCTCCTTCGCCTCCCCATTGACCTCCTAGCTATGTCAATGCGAGACAGAGGTAAACCGCGCCATGTCGAGGTAAGTGAAGCGGAACGTCGCCATACCGCGGCGTTTAGGTCGGACCGGACAGCGCTAAACCGCTGCATCTAGATCGACGTCGATGCAAACGCCTGTGAGCGTTTCAACGAACAAATCGGCCTGAGACCAGGTCGCCACCGCACCGCGTGACTGGGGCCGCACCCCTAGTCGCGCACCCCACACCACGTGCCATCCCGAGGGGAAGGTATGCCCACAAAGAAGGACAAGAAAAAGGACCGAAAGCTCCGCCAGGCCGCGCGGCTCTACCGCCAGGCGGAGATCACTCTCGAAGAGGCGGCGCAGCTCTGCGGCGTCAAGCCCTCGACGCTGCATAAGTCAATGGCGGACGGGGGGGAGCAGCTCCGCCCGCGCGGATGGACGCGGAAGCTAACCGACGCCGACGAGAAGGAGATCCTCAAGCTCTCGCGAGCCGGGAAGACCGTCGCTGAGATCGCCGAGGCTACGGGCTGGGCGTCGTCCACGATCAGCCGCGTTCGCTCGCGCCATGGATTCGAGCGTCCCAAGTCGCGGACGCGGATCTACGACGCCGACGGGGAGCTTCTCAAGAAGCGGTGCCCTGCGTGTGACCGTCTCCGCCTGGCGAAGTTCTGGGCGATGAACGCGGCGTCGAGTGACGGGCGTCAGGGCTACTGCAAGAGCTGCACGAAGGAGCGCAGGGACGCGGGGAGGGCGGCGTGATCAAGCGCTTCGCCCGCAAGGGCGTTGAGTTCTCCGCGACCGACATCTGGCGCGCGATGAAAGGCAAGCCCGACCCGTCGCAACGACGGCGCATTGGCTGCCTGTTCCGTGAGGCGAAGGACGCGGGCGTCATCGAGCACGCGGACATCCGGCGCACCAAATCCCCGACCCGCAAAGGCGGTCTCGAACACGTGTGGCGCGGAGTGCGCCGCTAGCAATCAAACACGTCCGGCGTCGTGTTCGCGAGATGTGCTCGCGATGACGCCGGACGCTGAACGGGGCGCAGTTTCGCCCCACCCCACAGTAACGACATGCAGATCATTCTGGACGACGACGACATTCAGCTCTTCAACTCTTCGATGGCACGCCTGGAGCGCAATGGGAAGGGCAAGAACTGGTTCGCGACAGGCGAGTTCGCACGTGAAGTCAGGCGTGCAACTCGGGACGAGTTGTTGGCGAAGGGCGTGAAGCTCAAGACGCGCGGCTGTGCCCGAACACTGAGCCGCGCACAGGCGATCGAGGCGTTCAAGTTGCGCCGTGACGGCTTCACGTGGAAGGAGTTGTCCGAGCACTTCGATTGCTCTGAGTCGGCAGTCAGGACGGCCTACCTCGCACACGTCGAATCGATCCTCCTCTGATCCCACCCACCCCCTCAACCCCAACCCCTGAACTGACATGAGACCTCTCGAACTCGACACGGAACCGAAGGGCTGCTCACAGAAGCGATCCGGGCGCAAGCTCGAGGAATCTGAATGCAACCGCATCGTAGCGGAGTACCTGGAGGGCGACGAAGACGCGGCGACGATCGCAGTGCGGCACTCGGTGCGTCGCGCGGTCGTCGAGCAACTCGTCGGCCGCCACTACTTCCGCCAACGGAGGTCAGCGTGAGCGACATCAAGGTGACGTGCCGCGGCTGCCAGGAGCGGAAGTGCGCGGAGACGGCGTACGAGTACGAGCGTGGTCAACGCCGACCTGAGTGCAAGGCGTGCGAACGCCAAGGTGAGCGAGAGCGCAAGGCGCGTGCGACGCATGGGCTGGCCGCGCGTCTCGACTCCCGGAACATCGCCTTTTGGGTGGGGAGTGTGGGGTGAGCGATGAGTCTCCAGACACGCTACCAGCTAACGCGGCACTTCGACGGACCGGACGATGGAACGACGATGGCATTCGTCATGCTCAACCCGTCCACAGCGGACGAGCATGTCGATGACCCGACGATCCGCCGATGCGTTGGGTTCGCGAAGCGTGAGGGGTTCTGCGGCATCCGCGTCGCGAACCTGTTCCCATTTCGATCGACCGACCCGAAGGGTCTGTTGGACTGCGGTGTAAGTGGCCTCTGCTCCACAGAAGAGGAGATGAGCGCATGGCGCGGCGTGACCTATGGGCCTCGAACGTGTACGACCGTCGTCGCTTGGGGCTCGCCGCGCTCAGGATCGCTGCGCACGTTGATCGAGAACAAGGCGCGGCTGTTCACCGCATGGGCTCACACGTTCGACATTGCGCTGCACTGCCTCGGCACGACGAAGGATGGACACCCACGGCATCCGCTCATGCTTCCAAGGGGCGCAGAGCTGCGCCCCTGGGACGCGACCGGCATTGGGTGCCCGGCGCAGGAGTCCCCCGATGCCTGACGGCATCAATCTCCAGCGCTGGTACCCGGTGCTCTCCGGAGGGCGCGCACGTCTCGGCCGACGTAATGCGGAAGGCGATCGCCGCTTCGCGAACTCTCAGTCGGTCTACCTGGCGCGCGATGTGGACTTGGTCTTCCGGTTGCTCGTTGAACAACTCGCAGAGGCTCGCGGTTCGAAGGACGCGGGGCGGGGGGTGAAGACCGATGTCTGACCCGACCGAACGCGAGACGTGCCCCCGGTACGACTGGGGCTACGACGGCATGGAGCAGGATGCCGATGGGCTCTACGTCGATGCCGAAGAGGTTGTGAGCCGCGACGAGAAAATCGCGGAGCTGGAGCACCAGCTTGAAGTCGTGCGTATCTACAGCCGAGACATGGAATGGCTGTCGGTCGAGCTGATAGCAGAACGCGACGAAGCCCAAGCGAAGCTCGCGGAGGTAATCAAGGACCGCGACCTCACATCAGGAGGACCAGCCTTGCATCGAGGTGGGCCGGACCACGTCATTAAGGTGACGCCGGATTGGTTCGATCGATGCGACGCACTCTTGGCGCGTCCTACACGGGAGGCTGACCATGGGTAACGTCCTCGGCCCCGACCCCGTCGTACAGCTCGTCATGCACGGATGCTGGTTCTGCGCGGACACCGCCAGAGTCTGCATCCACTGCGCCCACCCCGCGGACACCTTTCCATGCGGGAAGTACAACCGGAAGCTCGGCACGTGTCCTGAGTGCAGCGGCAAGCGCCAGCCGCGCCCGAACGTCTCACGCTTCCTCGCGGACGTCTACGCGCCGAACAAGCGGTACGCCGGGATGAAGCGCCCGACAACCGACAGCCGCAAGGGGAGGGCGTCGTGACGATCGCAGTCCTCATCGGATTCGGGGCATTGATCGCCATCGCTCTTGACGCGGCGGAGGCGGAGGTGAGTGACGCTCTATCGTGGAAAGATAAGCACGTGCTATCTATACGACCGATCGGTTTACTAACCGATACGAGATCCGGGTTTTGCTTGCAATCTGGACACGGACACGTATCAATCGTGGTGCGCAGAAAAGCGCGCACCCCGCACCCGGCGACAACCGGGGTACGGGGTACTTCGACACCTGGAACTAACAGGGGCCGCGAATGCGGTCAATATCATGGCTGAGAGACATGACGGGCTCAACCGCGAGCCCGAGACTACGCGCACGGTCCGTCTAGGGGAAGACCCCGAACGGATGGCTAACGCCCATGTAGTCCAGGAGCTTCATTCGTGAGCACCTGCTCCTGCGCCTCCAAGGGCCGCCCAGAGTGGTTCCCGTTCCACGCGGCGGACTTCCTGAATTCAGACACCTGCGCCGATGTGAACGGCGTGGAGCGCGCCCTCTACGCGCTGATGCTCGTCCTGGCCTGGAATGGCCCCGGGCTCCCCGCGGACCGCAGACGCCTCGCGAACCGCCTCGGTGTGGACCGCGAGCAGGTGGACGACCTCCTCGATGGCCCAGTCGGCGAGAACTGGTTCGAGTGCTGTGGAAAGCTCTGGAACGAGCGCATGGAGGAGCAGCGGGTGAAGGCTGAAGCGCGCTCCAAAGCGGGGGCGAAAGGGGGCAAAGCGAGCGCCGAAAAGCGCCGTCAGAAGGCTTCCAGGAAAGCCTCGGATCCAACGACCGTTCAACGACCGTTTAGAACGACCGTTGAACGACCGTTGAACGATCGTTTAGAACGACCGTTGAACGACCGTTCAACGACCGTTGAACGACCGTTCGAACAGATAAGAGGAGAGGAGATAAGAGAAGAGACACTCCCTAGCGGGAGTGTAGGCGCGCACGCGCCCGCGGAAGGCCAATCCAAGCTCGGGAAGGCACTGGGGGAGGCGCTGGAGCCGATACCGCCCGAGGCCGAGGATGCGCTACGGCTCTGGGCCGAGCACCTGACCGAGCGTGTCGGGGCGTCGAGGGGCGTCGCGTACTGGCGTGGCGAACTCAAATCCGCAGGACGCGACCCAGCGGTGTACGCCCAGCGTGTGGCGTTCTCGATCTCGAAGGACGCGAAGTCCGTGCTGGCGCCGAAGTCGGACGAGCTAGCGGCGTTCCTCGGCGAGCAGGATTCCACGGCACTCGCGGCGCCGGGCACAGGCGGCGTCGAAGCCAAGCATCTCCCGTTCAACGCGAAGTCGGACATCTGGGAGGCCAAGCAACGCGAGGATCGCCGACGTCGCCTAGCGGCAATCGACGCCGCCGAAGCCGCTGCGGCCGAGCCGCGCCTCGTCAACGTCGAGCCTCCCCGTCCACGTCTCGCCGGGGGTGACCGCTGATGGGTGCCCATAACGACCCGCTGAACGCGCTGGGATTCACCGACGTGAACGGCCAGCTCGAGAAGCTCGCGAACGGCTACGGCCGCAACGAGCCGAAGGACGCGATGGTCCACGTCTGGGTTGCGAGGCTCCGTGAGTCGCGTGTGAAGCCCAAGGAGCTAGAGGCCGCCGCGGAC